CAGCTCGGCGGCCTCCTCAAGGATTTTTTTTGGCCAGCTTCTTGCCGTCTTGGAGTTCACCGTCGTTGAAGGTCTCCATTGGCGGGAATTGAATCATTGACAATCCTTTCTGAAAAATATGGGCCCATGCGTCGGTCGCACAGGCCCATATGGTTTGATGGACAAATCAGTCGAGATTGATTCCATGATTGTCGGACTTCACGACGCGGTTCTCGAATCCGAGACCGGCGAATTCACGGAACACCCGTTTGGCAAATTCCCTTCGGCTCATGTCCTTGTGTTCGAACCTGAGATCGAGAATATACCAGACGAGCGCACCGATGCATGCGCCGATCAGGATGAGGGCCACGACCTGATAGTCGAGCAGTTCAATAGTCATCGTTATTCCTTTCCTATGAATATCCTTCATTATAAGCGATGACCTTATCGCGAATCAATCACCCATGGCCGCGATGCGCATGACATCCATCATCGACTTGTTGCGGCCGATGTTGTATCCGACGTAGAAAATGGCACCGGCGGCCACGAGCAGCGCTTCCGGATGTTGTTCGATGAAATCCATGACAGTGCTTCCCGCCTTGTTGATCTCGTCGTTGACGTTAATGGTCTTGTCCTCCATGGTGGTCTCCTTCTTTGATTTGCGGAATTTCGGTGCAATATGAATGTTGAAGTCCATGATCAGTCCTTGCGCTTATGCCGGGTTACGGCGATGTCGTAGATGATTTCAATGGGACCTTCAACCATCACCTGTTTGCCGCAACCGGTGCAGATGAACACAGCAACGATCCTGTGGTCCTTGAAATATACATCATGGGGGCGAATGTCGTAGTCGCAGTCGCACCCCATGAGCTCGTTGAGTTCGTCCTCACGCATCAGCGGTCTCCTTCCGATTTGATCCAATTGGTCTTTTCGACGGTGACGGATTTCAAATATACATCATCCACGTGTCTGACCATGTTGGACGCTAAATGGATTACCTCCCAAGCCGGAGGCAGTTGTTCCGAATAGTCGCTGTAGACCGTTCGTTGCTCTCCGGATTCGCTTATCAGATCAATCCTGACACGATAGAGTGTGATCATGGCCGGCCCGGCTTCCTGTTGCGAACATGATCCATCACGGACCTGAACCGCTCGTTGGCTCCTGTGTTAAGTGCGACGAACGCGATGACCCCAACCGCAGGGACGATGATGTCCCTGATCCAGAGTCTCGCCTCTCGGGCTGTATCGATGGTGCGCTGTTTCATGGTTTGCTCCTTTCGTAAAAATATAGGCCCATGCGTTGATGCACGGACCTATAATGTTGATCAGTTCTTGCTCTGATCGGATTCCTTCTGGGGATCAAGATCGAGCTGGACCATCCACTTTAGGGTATCCTCCAGCTGCTGGATCCGTTCGTGATCGTTCATGGTCGTCTTATATTCCTTATAGGCTAAGGCGATCGAGATCACACCGGATGCAGCTGTGACAACCGCGCCGGCGATGGTGAACATATCTTTCTTGTCCATGGTGGACTCCTTTCATACACTATAACTCTTCATTATAGCATGTGTTTCTGTCGCGGATACTCCGCCCACCAGATGGTCGGATGCGTCCATCGACGGGCATGACGACCGTGATGGAGTGAATTATCGATGATCCACAGCAGATATCGATACGGAGCGTCATTGACGCGTTCGTCGGTTGGTGTGATCAACCAGTCTACCAGGAGTCCGATAAGGGCAACGGCCACCATTGATAGGCATATCAAACAAATTGTCAAATTAATCATTACAGTCACCCATGTCGGAGAAGTTTGAATCGTCTAACTCGGGAGCTTCCTCGGCATTTGGATCGTAACCGAGTTCATCGATCGATTCTGTGATCCTCAATCCCTGTGTGTAAATATCATCGCTGATTCTGCGAAGCTCGTCGTATTCGTCATGCATCTGGAGAATATGATTTCGGATCCAGGCGATGCTACTGACGATCTTCATCAGAAGAATTATTGTCGTCGCGATCGTCATTCCGATCAGTGTCTTCATCTTCCGGCTCATTGTTCTCCTTATGGAACTTATTGAAAATATCAGTGGCGTCAACAGCACCGTTCTTGGTCACCAGATTTACCTTATCATCGGTTTTAACCATGATGAATAAGATTTGATCATCATCCTTACAGAATTCCTGTGCATCGAGAATCACTTCATCATCGGTTAACTCCTCGGCGTTGATCTGAACCGCAGGAATATCTGGATCAAAGTCAACGATACGCCAATCCTTGAGATAGGTGTTCTTTTCACAGTGATTCCTTTTGCGAATATAACGGATTAAAGAGTCAGCTCCTTGGGTCGCCAGATAACTGATGATCGTTCCGATGACCATGGCTAGAATCAGTCCGAAAATAAAGTTGATACTCATGGATGAACTCCTTTATAGTGTTTAGAAATGATGATGATCACAGAACCAGCTGATGACCAGCATGAGAGCGGCAAGAAATATAACGATGATCGCCTCGGGCCAGGTCATGCGGCCAGTTCCTTCATAAGATCGTTCGACGCCGGATTCGGCGAGGAATATGGGCTACTCTCGTCGATCAGCCATTCGTACGATCCGTATTGTTCAATGGTATCGATCGCATCATCGGCCAATCGCTCATAATATTGTCGGTCAATCTCCGAAGATAGTGCATTGTCTCGGATGACCGAGTATTCCTTCCAGCGATACCCTTTTGTTCCAGATACCGCATCATAACCGCCTCGGCTGTTCTCACGTACCAGTAGGCCTCCTCCACATCCTGATTTGACTGGGGAAAAGGCCGATACTTTACCAACAAAGCTGTAATGATGCTCATCCGGTCCAAGTCCCTCGTTGAAATCGAGGAAAATATTGGACTGAGCCGATTTAGTCTCTCGGAAATCCTCTAGACCGACAGGCTCTTTGGTAAACAGGGTCTTAAAGACATAAGGAACCTGGAACTGCAACCCAGTAGCGGTCCACTCACCACAGTGCTCGCCGTAGGCTGAATGAGCGATGTAGGTGGACTTGTTGACGATGCACATCTTGTCATAAATGGACTCCAATTCGAAGTTGTATCCGTATTGTTTACCCATGGCGGTAACGAAGTCGATGATATCGCGGTCCACATCGGCGATCTTGATCGAATCGGTTTTGATGTGGACCACGGTGTATCCGAGTTCCTGTACCTTGTGCTTGAGCGCAATCATGAACAAGGCGCCTCGTTTGGCGACTTTGTTGTCGAGATTGCGGTTGTTCGGATTGGCCGCATCGTTGAATCGGGTGGGGAACGAGGCACTGGTCAGGCCATAGACCGCATTGATGGCAATCTTCAGTGCCTGAGCCAGCGCCTTGGAATCCTCACCCTTGAGCACGGGTTCGAGATCCTTGATACGTTCCTCGGGAACAAACTTCCTGAAAATATCAAGGCATCGATCGAAGTCTTTATGCTTAATGGCGATACGGGCCTGTCGGATTGCGTCGAACCGTTCAGTATATGGACCGAAGAGATTCATGGCCACAATCGAACTAGGATGCATGGATGAGACGTCAAGCAGTCCGACATTGCCGAACATGCCTCCGAGATGTTCCTCTTTCTCTACCATCTATCGTCGCTCCCATGAACAAATAAGACGAGAATCACAATCGCGATGATTAGCCCTATACACGATCCGAAGATGGGCCATGCGTCTCCCATTGTGCATGCTCCTTTCCAAATATCATTAGCGGTTCATCATTGCCTTCAAGATGATGGTTATAGGCGTCGACAAGTTTCATGAGATCGATTTCATCGAGTCCTTCAGCATAGAAAGCTCGTTTCTTCGAATCTGGTTTTGTACTGACGATACCAAGTGCCATCAAATATCCGTGAAGGAACAATCGTGATAGATAACTTCCGCTGATGTGTGATGGATGCTTGTATTTGTTTTCATTGACGAACCGAACCGGTGATTCGGAGCTCGAAACCTTACCCATTGTTTTTTACCTCCCATGGATGTGGAATATCCTTGTAATCCTGATCGACATTACCGTTCCCCATGCCATACACCCAGACATAGCCGCCTTCTCCCGGATATTCGCCCATGTACTGGGACTTCTTATCCTTGAGTGCATATCGATCAAAGGCATATCCCGGGAACATCTCGGACAGTTCGGGGAAGTTGAACTCCGGTTGCGGATGCTTGTTGTTCCCGAATATGATTTGTGCGGTATGGGTGTTGGTGGTGTCGTTGACTGTCAGGCCACTGAGCATTGCCAGCATCTGGCGTGCAGTGAAATCCTCCTTGAGGTGCTCGAACACGGCCTTGGTGGCCCTGACGTCATCCTCGCAATATGATTGCACCAACGGCCATTTGTCCTCGGGAACCGGCTGGTCCCATGGCATTCCAAGCTCATGATGGTCGATGCCCAATTCGATCTCCCACTTCTTCAACGACTGCTTCTTGGCGGAGAAGTCGTAAATATCCGTGTATGATGCATTGTATGCCTGACCGAACATGGCGTTCTTGTTTCCGCTGACGATCCGCATCGACAGATCATACAACTGGGCGTTATTGTATCCCATGACACCCCACGCCCAGAGAATATGATTGTCGTACTTGCGGTTGTTGAATCCCACCAGATTCTCATCGAGTAGTGTCATGATGTTCTGCCGCTGAGGATTGATCCATGTCTTGACGACGTCCGAATCGCTTTTCATGAAGCAGACCATGAAGAGGTTCGGAAAGACCTCGACATCGAAGAATGTGAGAATATCGGCGTTCTTCGGATCACTTCCCTTCGGAATATCATCGGACTTGAACTTCATCTCGTTCACCAGAACGATGCAATAATCCGACCAATGTGTCGACCGCAAAGCGAAATCAAATATCTCATTACGCATGTCGGTGACGTCGTATGGTTTACCGGACTCATACATCTCGTCCATGAGCTTCTTGATGAACTCGACACTCGGCTTGGTCCCAGGACAACATTCCTTGCGCAAAGCCTTCTTGATGACGTTGCGTAGATGCTGTTCGTCCTTGAGTTCCTTCTGATTGATCACAGACTTCTCTCCTTTCAACGGAAGGCCACTTGAAATATGGGAGATCTCATGATCGTTGCACAATGAGAGCAGACGCCGTAGGGATGAATTACCTCGGAAGACCTTGATCTCGACGTGGATGTCATAAAGGTTTTTGAGTCGGGATACGTCTCCATCGTAAATATAATGGAGGTGTAATCCCTGTCCGCTCTTGGACACCTCGGCATAGGTCGGAGGGAACTTGCGGGCCGCCTCGAGATTGGCCTGAAGCGATTTCTCGCCATCCTCTCCTCGAATATCGAAGTCGATGACGATGTGGTTTTCCGGGACCTTAACCCAATGAAGTCGACTGGTGTCGAGGTCTTTGAGCGTGGTGCTGACTTGGGCCCATTTGGCAACCGGGGATCCGCTTTCGTCGTCTCTAGCATATTGCGCAGGGCAATCATGGCAGAGTTCGTCGAATCGACTGTCCGTTTTAGCAAGTCGAAGCCACGAGACATAGTCATCGTCAGATGTTCGAGCATGCCGGTCAGAAGAGTCAACGATTCTCGATTCGAACTTGTTTCGTTGAAATCCATGATAGGTAACTGCCTTACTCGCTCCCCGGTTCATGGTTTCGAAATATGAAGCCAATTCGAACATGAACTCGGATCGTTTCATGACATCAGTGATGTGGGCTTCCTCACACCATTCCTTATAGGCACGCCACAGATCTGTCAGACGCACTGGCTCATCGATGTCCATGAGGTCGATGTTGTCCTGAACGAATGTGTAAACATCATTCGTCTTGGCGATCATCTCCGTTGGACGATATTGGGAATATCGGTTGACCCCGAGCTTCCTGTAGACCTCACGACAATGATAGGCAATGGCACCCAATTCGAATCCGATCTGCTTCATACAGTCGAAATAATCATCCGGTTCCAACGTGTTGCCGGTCGGATAAATATCAATCAGTCTCCTTGTGATGCCCGACTTGGCGTCAGTGATCTTCACCGGCTTATTCGTTGCCATGAACAGCATCGTCTTCAGCGGAACGGTGTACTGCTTGATACCCTTTTCGTTGACCACGATCTTCTCATGTGCAGCAATCTGATTAAGCAGGGTGTTGTCCCACATGTGACTCAGATCGCCATCGGTCTGGATACCGATGAGCGGAGAGTTCTTGAAGGACGCGGTACTGAATTGGTATCCCTTGCCGAGTTCCTCCGCATTGAAATATGCGATGTATCCAGGGAAGAGCATCTCGATGATATTGAGAATCGTCGACTTTCCGGTTCCCGGATCACCATAGATGACGAACATCTTCTGGATGCGTTGAATATCATTACCGTCGACTAAGGCGCCGATGCCCCATTCGAGCTTTTCACGTTCGGACGGGGCATATAGCGTATTCATGAGCCGGTCGTATGCCGAGGTGTCTCCCTCGGATATCGCGTATTCCAGTTGCACGGTGGCATAGTCCTCGCGTTTCGGAGTGTCATTGGCGAATATGATTCGCTGATTGAGCACCGCATCACTGTCGGCCAGATTGCGTAGTCCGGAAATATACCTATTCCAGCAACCGTTGGAGGTGTTCTGCATAAGCATACAGGTCACTTCATTACCGTCCGGAGACTCATACGAGTCAGCGAACTCCTGAATATCACGGTCAATCAGCTCACCAAGGCGTTGAAGGTTCTGCGACCAGAGATGACTATCCGGATCGAACACCGCATAAAACGATCCACCCTTGATGAGCAGATCGTGATACCCTCGCATCTTCGGATCGGCGAATATGGATTCATGGCCCTTTGTTGCCTTTTTGACACGCACCTGCACTTGATCCATCTTCGCCTCCTTTACATGTCGGGAATATGCTGTTCGTTGAGCCAATACTGCATCTGCCACCACCATTCGGATGGGCGGATATCCTTGTCATCATGAACGATGAAGAGTCCACCACCCGATCCGTCAGGTCGGTACTGTCGATCCATCATGATGTCACATCGGTCCTGAATATAACACTCCGGATCTCTCTGGTCGAGAAACCAGTCATCCGAGCATCGTGTCAGATCCATGTTTTCAAGGAACATGGAGAACGCCTCGTCGACCGGGACGATGGCAAGAACATCGTTGACCCGTTCGGCCAAGGCGACGAGGAACTCAAGGACCGAGCATCCTCGGATACCGCTAGCCAACGAATATCCGGTTCGGCGTGTGTATGCATCACGTAACGACTCGCCGTCGGATATCCGATTCCGATCCATCATGACACTGGAACGGAATGGTATGGCTGCAAGAGACATACTGAGATCAACGTATTCGTCGAAATTCACACGATGGCATAGCCATTGAATATACGATGCGTTGAAAAATGGCGATGAATTACCGGTCATTGACCTCCTCCATTTCGGCCGCTATAGTGGAATTGAACCTCTTTTTGGGTCGGTATGACTCCTCTTCAGGAATACCTAGCACATCGTGCTGGTACGATCCGTCATGCCGGGTGATCTCGTAGTCGGTCTCCAGAATATCATTCCTGCACCACACAACGTTAGGATCACCACTCTGCGACAATCTTCCGAACCTGTTGAGCACGATGGTGTTGATGATGGCATCCGGGTCCTGAACAATCTCCATTCCTCGGGCAAGCACGTCATCGTCCACCCAGTAATCGAGATTCTCCGTATCGATAAACCACGGGGCGTTCTCGTGATCCTCTTCGGAGATCTGATAGCTCGGTTCGTCATCATCGATGGACTGATGCCAGCGACGCGCCTTGATCGTCATGAGGATTGATTGCTCAATGCGCTCGTCCCCGTTCGCCTCGTCATACTGACGCTGTTCGTCATCGGTAAGGGGACCATCCCATCGCGGAACGCCGTCATCGATGATGAAATTATCTTGATCGGGCTCGTCGGAGTCGATGTCCACGGGGTCATCATCGAGCTCATCACCACGTTCATCGGAAATATCCTTTTGTTCGGTGACTTTGGGATCGCCATACGTCTTGGCGGCCTTGACGGCCTCCCATTCCTTCTTCACCTCGATGATCTGATCGTCGTAGAAGTCAAGCTCCTGCTCCTTGCGCCTAATGGCCTCGTCGGTTGACCGCTTGACGTTGACGAACTTCTCATGGTTGTCTTTGAATTGCTGGTTAAGTTCATGCTTCTTACGTTCCAGATCGGCGATCTCTTGCTCGAGGTCCTTCAGTGGAATATACCGCTTGTATATACCGAAGTAGAATACAGCGGTCGCCGTCGCGGCACCAGCGGCGAATCCGCCCACTACAAACCCAATGGTCTTGAGATTCATGGATACTCCTTGATTGAACGAACGGGACGGCCATCATGAAGACGACCGTCCCGAAAATGTCATCGATTAAATCTTATCGTAGATGATGCCATCCACGTTGAATGTCAGCAGGATGCCAAGCTTGCCGTCCCATGGTTCGCCGTTGCTATAATCCCACGGATCGTCGCTATTCACGCCGAACACACCGAAATCGACATAGGTGTTCTGATGCTTATCATCGACGATCCATCCCAGGACTGCACCTTCCTTGCTATCATCGATTCCAAGCATGCGATACACATCATTAAGGAACAGATGACCGTTGGCATAGAGCTGATCGTTCGCTTGGTGGAGAACCGAGCGAATATGCGCGATATTCTGATCGGGATTGGTCTTATCCCAATAGATTGAGTATTCGTCGAAATATCGGGACAGTCCGTCACGGTCGATCGTGTCCTTGTCGTAATGGCGAACGGTCTTTGTCTCTCCGGTCTTTTCGTCGGTGATTTCCTCTTCGACGATTCCCTGATAGATATCGCGCTCCTTGTCTTCGCCGAGCTGTTTGCGAACACGGCCTCGATAGTCGGAGAACTCCTTGGACACGGCCGTGAACGCCGAGGCAGCCGCCATGTAGCGTCCATCCAGAATATGATGTGCGGACAGCACGCATCCGACGCTCAGGCCTGTCAGCAGGATCGTCGGCATATATAGACGGGCGATCTCGGCTCCGGTCTCGACATAGACCATCGTCTTGTCGTGCTTCTGCGCCTTGTTGTCGTAGGCGATCTCGTCGTCGATTTCGGCCTCCTTGGCCTTCTTGGAAATATCCACCATCTTGTTCTGATGATGATCCATAACGGTATCCAGCTTCATCGTGGAATATACCGCGAAGCCAGTGGCGGCCACGCCTGCGACGATGCCCGCGCCGATGAGAATCTGCGGGGAATGCTTGTCAAGTTGCAGCAACGCCTTGTTGCCGAAACGTACGATGGTTTCCTTTACGCTCATGTTTATTCCTTTACGTTGAAATATGATCTCGGGGATCTCCGGAACGTCTCCGAGAATATTGTTCAGTATTCGAACGACCACGGTTCGTCGCTGGGACAGAGACGCGCCGTGGCCACACTGGTGCCTTTGTCGATGGTGATCTCGAAGATCGTTCCATCGTCTTCCAGCACCTTGACGCCGGTATCGTTATCGTTTACTCGATAGTCGAGAGCCTCTTGATAGATCTTGGAAAAATATCGACGGACGCGATCCTTCCAGATACGGATCGATTTTTGATCCTTATCCGAAATACATCGCTTTTTATCGATGGGAAACAGACCCGTCTTTTCGAAGGTGCTGAACTCAGCCATGGTGAGTCCTCCTGTATTCTCTGGCTCTGCGGAGAAGGTCGAGTTTTACGATGACCTGCTCGTCACTCATCTTATCGACCTTCATCTTCCACAAAGGATTGGAATGCCACGCTTCCAGAATATGCCGTTCTTCGGATGCGCTCATCGCAAGCTCTCGGTTCTCGGCATATTGAGGACATAGCCATCACGGCATCGTGCGATGCTCGCCCGTGCCAGATCGCTCCACCCAATGTCGTAATCGGTATATCTTGGGGATATACCGGATGCCTTGAGCAGATCCGCTACGCTGCATAGACCATACTGATCGATGGTGTCCCGCAACGTGTCCATGACCGCCTCGGCGTCACGACGATCCCGGAATGTAATATCATCGAAGTCGTTACGGTTTCGGGCTTCGATCGCACGTCTTCCTGTTGAACGATCTCGACTCATCGATGAATAGCTGGTATATCCTCGATTTGCCGAGTTGTTTCTCGGACGAATCTCACCGAAAATCAAACGACTGAATCCCTGAGATACGGTGTCATAGAGCATGTCCTTGGCAGCCGGAATTATGACATCTTTGACGACATATGATGCTACGTCTCGAAGATCGCCGCCGAAAAATGTCTCAGCGACCTTCTGGACCTTGTTTTTCTTCGTTTGGACGACTTCGCCTTTTACGACTTTGGCGACGGTATTTGCCTCGCCCGTGTCCTGTTCAATCCCCAACGCTTCTCTCGAAACGTCGAAGGTCTCTTTGTCTACTTCCGCCATATGGAACTCCTTTCGAAAAATATGAGGAGAGGATCTCATGTGGATCCCCTCCTCACTATAGTTTATGAGAATATCGCGATCAGCCCTTGACGTTCTGTAGCAGCGTGGCTACGAACGAATCGGCCACTCCATTTTGGGTGTACATCGAGAGCATGAGTTCACCATGGGCTTCGCTCTTGTGGAACTCTTCGATCTCCTCGGGCGTGGCGTGACGGAATCGAGGCACCACGCGACGTTCTCCGGTCTCCTTGTCGATCTTTTCCTCCTCATAGCGGAAGCCGTACGTCATGTCGACGAAGTTCTCCAAAGCTGTGGTCTTCACCGACATGTCGTCGGAGGAAAGGTCATCCGATAGCTTCTGGAGCTTACCGTTCTTCAACATATCGACGATATCGTTATTGCTGAGATGGAAGAGGAAGGTCTTGCTCTGCTCGACGCCATCGATGTCGGTGTAGGTGATGGTCTTCTTAATCATGATATGGTTCCTTTCTGGAATATATGGTTGTTATGGTTGAAAAATATAGGCCCATGTTTCCATGAGCCTATACGTCTATCAGTTTTCATCGGACGATTCGTCGTCCAATTCGAGAATGTCCTCGGTTTTGTTCTCGGTCTCCAGCCTTTGGTCATTCGCCTTGCGGATCGCGTTTCCGACGATCTTCTGAGTCACCGATTTGGTCACCACGGTCAGCGCCGTTCCGGCTACCGTGACTACCAAACCAACGGCGATCTTCTTCGGATCGACATCGGCGTTCTTCGCAAGGTTCTTGACAATGGCATTACCAAGAGCTTCACCAAATGATTCCTTCATTGTAGTTCCTTTCGTTAATGAATCACTTCATTATATGACATGATTTCATCACGAATCAGTACCTGCGTGTCGTATCCGCCACCGGACTTGTGGAGAACCGCATGACCAGACACGGGATATTGTTATCGGAAAGCATCGATGAAAACGAAACATTGAGTCGGTCATCAATGGTCCATCCGAGCTCCTCGCCGATCGGAGCAGGATCGAGACCGAGTTTGTCATAGAACTCATTGAGACTGACCCACAGGCCGGGACCGTTGATAAGCTCGTAGTTGAGATCATTCACGGCTTTGCGAATGGATTCCGGATCGGAATGGAAATATCGGTCCATGAGCTGATCGTAGCACAGAACATCACCGATTCCCGGAATCAGATCCTGATCGGATGGAGGGTTCTTGCAAATATGTTCCTTGGAGATCTCATCATCGATTTCCTGAGCCTTCTCTTTGCCGAGTTTCTCAACGATCTTGGTCCGGTATTCCGATGCGGCCTTGGTGGCCATGGTGTATGCCGATGCATAGGCGGCAATCTTTCCGGCCGAGATCTGATGATGGCCGATGACACATGCAATGGTCGCCCCGGCCATGAGGACCGTGGAAATATAGCACGGTACGACGTGCTTGACGACTTCGCTCTTCGGCATATCATCATGCTCCATCTCGATCTCCAGCATGACGTCGCGGGCCTTGACGGCGTCATGGGCAGCGCATACGGCCGTACCTACAACACCGGCACAGGATACGACGGTCAGAATCGTACCCGCGTTGTGTTTGATGAAATCCTTGACGGATTCAAGATTCATTGGTTGCTCCTTTTGTTTTCATAAGTCATATCGCCGTAGAATGTTTTGGAAAATGATTCCTTGAGCATCGAACGAAACGCTTCTTTTCGTTCACTTTTCGGAAGCGTTCTCAAATATCGACGATTCCTGAACAGCACCTGAACGGCTATGAATATGATCCAGGTCATGACGATAAAAGATCCGATCTTGGCTTTCATTGCAATCCTTTCAGAAAAATAAAGGCGCCACGTTTCCGCAGCGCCTTTACGGCATTGAAAAATGTCACTCCTCGACAGACGTGGAATCCACATCGTCGGAAGAGTCCTCGATGGCCTCCGGTTCGGTGACATCGATCAGTTCATCCGGTTCGCCGATGCACTTGACGACCGCCAAAGCCGTTACGGCTCCGACGACGATCGCGCCAACGGTGAACTCGTACTTGTGATCGACCACGAACTTCTTGGCCTTCTTGAACTGTTCTTTCATGATATTATCCTTTCCTAGAGGTTTGACTCTTCATCATATGCCATGTTTTCGCCGCGAAATATCCGACTGCGGAACTCTCGGACATGGCCTTCGATCCGATCGGCTTCGATGTCCGGTCGTCGGACCATGCCGATCCGCATCTTGCAGACATCTCGGAAACACATGTCGATCGATGTGAAGTCCATCGCATCGGCCTGCATGCGCCGATCGATCTCTTTGGGATCGTCTCCACGCACGAGCAGTCGCGCCTTCCGGACATCATCGGGCACGTCAAGATATATACCGAAGACGTTCTCGATCTGGTCATAGATGCGCAAATATGATTCCGGATCGATGACGGCGACACTATCCACTGCGCGATAAAGATCCGACCATGCGAATGCGTAGCTCCACACGCCAAAGACGGTGGAATATGTCCGCACACAAGTCAGTTCCCCATCAAGAAACGCGTTCTCGAATTCGGCGTCGGTGACGAAATGATAGTCGACGCCTTCGATCTCGTTGCCCCGTGGAGGCCTGGTCGTATATGCGAGGATCTGTTCATACCCGCGACACTCCAATTCCTTGGCAAGCGTGGTCTTTCCCGATCCCTGAGGACCGATGAGGAAAATATGGACACAATCGCTCATGATCGCCTTCTTTCTTTTCGGTCCGGTGTGTACGAAGAAATCGAAGTCTGCATCCGTTCCGCCGTAATAATGGTTGACGGTGAAATAGCACAGCAGTCCGGATTTGGTCCCGACCACCATATGGTTCCATCCATCAATTCGGAAACATAGCCGTTCGCTCCAATATTGCGGAAAATATCGTTCGAAGACATAATCGATCCTATACACGCATGGAGTCATGAGTTTCTTCTAAGGAAACGGAACACGATCCAGATAAGCCACAACCCTCCGGTGAGACCGGTCAGGACTAGGTCCAACAGGAAGTTGAGAATTCCATATTTCTTTTTCATGTGCAATCCTTTCAATAAAAATATAGGAGCTGCGTTTTCGCAGCGCCTATATGGGTCATTGTTCAAGTTCGACGATTGTCACGTGTTCAGTTGCGGCTTTCATGTAGTCAAACATCGCCTGGCTGAGGTCGACACCGTGTTCCTTGGTCTTCTCGATCATTTCCTTGAGTTTGTCATCGGTGTAGTATATCGCAATGCCGTTCTTCTTCAGCGCGTTTGCAGTCTTCTCACCGAGCCAAATATAGTCCTTTTGGACCGAATCCGGCTTGGCGATCTGAATGGCAACAACCGTGGAGACGACGCCAAGTGCAGCTACTCCTCCAATGACGAGCCAAGGATGATCGGAGCAGAACTTCCGAATACGGTTCGGCTTCTTCTCAGATTCGTTCTTGTTCATGTTGGTTCCTTTCCTGAATCGAATATGTTGAACCTTCACTATAAGACATGTTTCGGACGCGAGAAAAAAAAATATATAACCCCATGTTTCCATGAGGTTATATCGTTGGTGTAATTGACATTACTTGCTTAAAGTGTTTGATGCAACGGCGTTGAAAGCATTGACGACAGTCATTTTCGTTTCATCATCGAGCGTCTTCAAGGCTTCATTAAATTGCATTGCGCATCCTATTGCGTCGGTGTTATACTGATCAATCCTTCCGGAACGATAGCCGGAACGATAGCAATATGCACCGAACGCAAGTGTGACGATTCCGCAAGCGCCGATAATCAAGCCGGTCTTGTGCTCGTTGATGAACTGCTTGACGTTGTTCATCTTGTTTTCGTTGTCGTTCATGGTAACTCCTTACTATAATGAATTATCCTTCACTATAGTCCATGTTTCGGACGCGAGAAAATAAGAGCCCATGTTTCCATGGACCCTTATCCTGAATCTCCGTTCATATTTGAACGTCTGTTGTCAGATCTTCGGCTTCGGAACGAAACTCAGCGCCTTTGTCGTAATGACGTGGTCGGTCTCGAATGCGAACATCAGTCCCAGACAAACCAACGTCCCTCCGACCCCGACGACCTTCGCGATCATGGCGTTGCGATCTTCGTTATACATCTTCTTCGCTTCCACCAAGACCTTGAGGTCATCGACGGCCATGCGGGCGTGATTGTCATCGACCGCTCCGTAAATATTGGCCAACGCCGCGTCGATATTGTCATCGAACGCCTTGTTGATGTTCCGATGCTGTGATTCGAACTTCATAGTGTTCTCCTTTGTTCGGTTACTTCACTATAAGACATGTTTTGGGCGCGAAAAATATAGACGCCATGTTTCCATGACGCCTATACGTGTCAGCGATCAACAATCACCGGATTGTCGATAACGGCTTTCAGAATTTCGAGTCCATCCTGAGTGACGGAGCAACCGTCGTTCTTGATGTTGTTGAGAAGCTCATCTCGTTGGGTTCGGTCGAACATTACCAGGAAGGTGTCTCTGCCGAACATTACGCATTTGTCATCAGGTCCCTGTGCATCAACGATACCGTTGACGCCGGAAATGACCGGATGCTTCTTGCCGCAATATACAGCCCAGCCTACGAATCCCACTAATGTTGTGACACCGACTCCAATCTTGATGGCGGTCTCATGCTTATCATAGAACTCGACGATCTTGCTCTTCGCGTTCTCAAGTTTCTCGTTCTTCATGATTTTCCTTTCGAAATATAGTGAATTATCGCTTCATTATATGACATGTTTGGGCGCGAAGGCCAAAAATTAAGAGGCCATGATATGATCACGACCTCTTAACCTTATGGAAAGGAAATATCACTTATTGGCGATATACTTGTTGTACTGCTTCGTGCTGATGCCCAGGATGATACCCAGGAACCAGTCCACGGCCATCATGACCGCCAGCACGACCTCCGCGTACGGAAGTCCGGTTGCGCCGGCGATGATGGCGTACAGCACACCGAGACCGGGCAGAATATACTGCACGATCCACTTCATGATGTCGTACGTCTTGTCCGACATGAGCAGCGGGATGATCTCCTGCTGGACGAAATCGGGATCGAAGACCTCATCGGTCGACTCTGGAGGAGTCGGTTCGGTATTCTGATCTGTCATCTCTCCTCCTTTCTTGTTTCAACGATATCGAGCGGAAGCTTGTTGACCTCTTCAGCGACCTTCTTGGCGTAGCCGTTGCCGCCCATGGCGCTGTATGGGTAATAGAGGTAGTTATTGAATTCATCGAGGTCATCGAGAGTGATGCGGTTCCGCTCCAGATAATGCTTGCCGACCTCCACGATCTTGGCGTGAGCGAGTCCCCGCACCATCTTCTCGATGGCCTCGATGCGTTCGTCCTCCGAATCGTCCTTCTTCTTGCGATTGTTGATGACCGTGGTGACGAACGCCCAGAGTCCAGACGAAGCGAACACTGAGCATACGACGGTGACGATCGTCTGGACCCATGGGTTCATATCGATTCAGTCACCTCCGCATCAAACGGTCAACGTGGTCGACCACTTGGTGAGACTCTCCTTGATGCGCTTGCGCTGCTCTGGAGTGGCGTCCCTCCACATGGTCTCGACGTCCATCTTGAGGTGGTTGAGCTGCTCGTCCGGGGTCATGGTCGTCATGTCGCCATGCTGGAGCGTACCGCCATCGGAGCCCATGTCACCGCCCCAGTCGCGACGTTCGTTGCCGGGATATCGGCGGCCCACCGTGTTCCTGCGACGAAAACGACCGGACGACGTGCGATTGCGGTTCGGCATGTCGTCATGCTCGATCCATTCCTCGTCATCGTCTTCGTCCTCGTCGCGGTCTTCTCGATCGTCGCCTTCCTTCATGGCCTTGACGACGGTCTTGTAGTAGCAGGCCTCCCAGCAACACTTCTCCGCTTCGGCCAGGTGATGGATCATGTTGATCATCATGTCCATGCCCTGGACGTCCTGGATGGTGCTGCGTTCGACGTCGAGATCGTCCATCTTCCCGCGGACCTTGCGCATGAGGGAGTCCTTCATGTCGCAGATGCCGTCGAGATCCTTAGTCATATGCGTCATGGCAGCCTCCTTATGCGATCCTGCGAGCGGTGAATGCCGCGTTCGCGTCGATGGTCACCGGTTCGGTTCCGGTGTTGGTCACGGACAGCGTGACGTCCTCGCTTGGGCACACCTTAAGATATGTCCGGGCTGCGAGGTTCTGGTACGAATTGGCGGTGCCGATGGTCTCGATCATCGCAGTCTCGGCCAACGGGGTGCCGTCGATGGTCATCGCCAGCTGGACCTCGGTTCCCGCGGTGCCACTGGTGACGTTGCCGTTGAAGCTCAGATCGAAGATGCTCGCCTGGCCGCATCGGTTCCCTCGGCCACGCAACCGAACGGCTCCGGACCCCTGGCGATGATACTCGGACCCGCCGCAGCCGTTGCGGTCGCATCCGGTGTGGATCACCGTCAGGTTGAAGGTAACAGTCCCGCCGACGGGGATAACCTCCACGGCGGAATTCGACAGAACAATCATCGGTTATACCTTCTTTCCGTGGCTCAGCAGCCGCAGGACTGATAGCCGAACGTCGGCTGATAACCCTGCAAATTGTACGGACCTACCGCCGTAGGGCCCTGAGCATACACGGGACCGTTGTATTGAGGCATGGGCATGATGGACTCCTTTCGATACATCCTTTATGTTTATAAAAGAACCATCCTCCGGGCCTCGGGACGGGAAAAGGATAAGAAAACCCGTTGCGGAAGCGCTCGGAGGAGTAATGGCACCACCGGTGGAAGCAAGACACATAGTCATAAGTATGGAATCGCTGTCGGATCGTTCTATGGCCATACCCTGATCGCTCCGAATGATTCCCATCTATCCGTATGGAGCGGATTGGTCTCGTATGACAAAGATAGCGGCGAAGCGATGGACAGTTTCCATGAATGGACGAAGCTTGAAGATAAAGGAGTTATTGCGTCAGGTTCGATGCTTGGTCAAACCGGCCAACCATATAATTCTCGGCGATATCGATACGAAACCGACACAAAGACGGAATCAAGCTTGAGCCCCTACGTTGCCGTGTACGTCTGGAGAAGAACCGCCTAGGCCGTTCGACGCCATACATACACAGCGACATATGGTTCCATTGATGACGTTTCCCTGGTTAATCCTTCACTGGTTCGAAGGGTCAGTCGTTTATTCTCGCCATATGAGCCAGAGACCGTATCTGCGAAACCGATATTGGTCGTATTGATAGGTGGAATACCTTGTCTCCGAATACGATTACCAACGGTTAGAGAATAATCAACGATACCAATTTGTGGTGATTCTCTACTGTCCGACAATACGGTCATTCCATAAGCGGTACCAAACACAATACCGTACATATGACTATGTGTCTTGCTTCCACCGGTGGTGCCGGCGGTGAAGTCTGAATCGGTATCGGAGGCGCTAATCAGTGCTCGTCCGGTACCGTAACGTTCCCAACTGCCGCCATACAGCGACGCCGGGCTGGTGGAATTGGTGGAAATATAGATCGAATCGACCGGGTACATCCGATCCAGCAGTTTATTCACGAGGTGCTGGACCCCACCCTGATCAAGGTAGCTTACCATGAATATCTCCTTAGAACATGCCGTCAATGGTGGCCTCGCTGATGCGGGTCATACCATCCAATGGGAATTTATCGAGCTTGGCCTTGTCGGTCTTGGACATCAGGCCGTCCTTCGAGGACGTGGCCGTTCCGATGGCCGAAGCGTAATCGCCGGACAGACCGTCGAGCTTCTTCTTGTCGGCAGCCGACATCAAACCAGCCGTCGACTGGGTGGCCGCGGAATAGGTCGTATCCTGCGTGGTGAACGTCGAGGTCGTGCCGTTGCCCTTGGTCACCGTGACAGTGCGTCCTGATGCGGTGACGGACTTCACATAGGTCGTGTTGATGGTCTGACCGGCAGAATCCTGCGTCGCCTTGGTGGCGTTCGTGGCATTGGTCGCGTTGGTGGCATTGGTCGCGTTGGTGGCCTTGGCGATTGTATCGGTCGTTCGGACCAGAGCGGTCCACGTACTCCATGTGGAATTAGCAGTAGAATACGACCTCGTCCAGATCTTGCCGGAGTTGTCGTACAGAATCTGGGTGAACACGTCCGACGCCGTATGCATCATCCACATGCCGAAGTACTCGACGCCGGATGGCTTGTTCGATACAGTATTGCCGCCAGCGGCGTAATAATACCCGCACTGTTTTTCGGTATTGTACGAGTTCAGGTTCTGATTGGTAAGCACAACCGGCGCCGTCGGAGGATTCTGGACACCTAGAGCCGTACGGGCCGTCTCGGCCGACGTGGCTCCGGTGCCTCCCTTGGACAACGGGATTGTAGGAAGTCGGTCGACTGCCAGTGTGCCACTGGCGATGTCGGAAGCGGCGTGACTGTGCTTGGCCGCGGCGAACAGCGCTTTGATCGAGGACCAAAGCACCGTCCTGGTGCCCGCCGAACCAGTCGTGCTATCGATGACGAACACGTCCGAATCCGACGGTTGCGAAGTGCGGGTGTAAGTATTAAGACGTGCCATACGTCATCTCCTTAGTCGATCTGTTTCCATCCCTGCGGATAGGCGGTCGGCGACCAGACATTATAGTCGATGTTCGACTGATAATAGGCGCCTTCGAAGGACACCTTGTCACTCTTCATGTAGGTGTCCGTAGCACCAAGCGGCTGGCTGAACGGATGGATGCCATGCTCGTCCGGCTCATCGACGCACTTCCATCCCGAGATGTAGGTATCCGGTGGGAAGATCTCCTGGGCGGTGTCGTTCTGAAGGCAACGGTACAGAACGCCCTTATACCGGACAATATCGCCGGTCTTGTATTCGGTACCGACAGTCCACTCCGGAACCAGAGCCGACACGGCCTTCAGATCCTCGACCGGCATGCTGGTCAGCATCGGCTGAATCAGCATCAGCACGGCGGCCATGACGGCTTTCTGGATCTCCTGCTGTTCCACTGCCTGCGCCTCACGCTCGGCATTGGCCTTGAGTTCCTCAGCGGTGAACTTGGTGTAGCGCTGAATATCCTCGTATTCGTCCCAGGCTTCCTTGGCTTCAACGCCTGGAACGTCCACCTTCCACTCGACGTCCTTACCGCCGTTCGGATACTCCTGAAGGGTCTCGTAATGGCCCTGCTCCTCAACGGCTTCGACGGCATCGTGGTGCTGAATGAAGATCTTGTCATCGGAGAGCTTGCCGAGATGATAGTCCACGTCCTCCGGCTGGATCTCGTTGTCGTTTTGGTCCAAAATTCTCATGATGATTCCTTTCTTAGTGAATAACGAACATGTCGTCGATGACGGAGTTGGGGATCGACGTGATGGCCGACGGATCGGTCACGACACTCTCGATGAGCTTACGCCACTCCTTTTTGTTGGACTCCATGGTGTCGTCGAATTGCGCCTGCCACTGTCTGATGATGGTATCGGCGTCGAAGGTGTTCTCGACCAGCGTCGCCAGAGGACATGCGCTCGTGCCGATGGCGTTGGTGATGTCGGCGGAGGTGATGTTCATGGCACCATGAGCGACCTTAACGTACGCCAAGGGATATTCGGAAATATCCGACGTCTTGGTCATAGTCGGACGTTGTGGACTTCCGCTTGGCGTTCCCTTCTTGATGAGAATACTATTGGCCCTGACCGCCAATGAGGTATCGACCCGAAGCACCACGGCATCGATACGGTCCTGAGTGGCCGACGCAGAATCGATCGTCAACGGAAGATCGGTGGAATTATAGGTCCATGTATGATTGAACCAGGCTCGACCGGATCCGACAATGACCTGCATGCCGCTTCCCGACTTAACGACCAGATGGTCCTCGAAATTCGGAAGCACACCATTGTTGATGATGCCATCGAAAATCTGCCCCATCTGAATATTGTTGTACACACGATCATGGTTTGAGGAATTGAAAAATCCTGAGGTAACGGCCATGGCTTACTCCTTTCTGGTTAATCATCTATCTTCACCGAGGAATGCAAGGTGTTGTCGGTGGAATCTCGAATCGGTAATCCGGAGGAATCATCGATCGATGTCAAGGAATCGACGATCGTCTCCAATGTCGGATACTCGCTGTATCCATTGGTATCCCAGTTACGAATATACTCGGTGATCTTGGCCGGATATGCCATGTTATAGGCGTTCTCGAATTGCACAATATCACCGATAGTGTAATCTTCGTTGTAGACCATGCCAGTAGTTGATGATACCTCTGCATCGAAGGTGATACCGGAACCAACCTTTTTGAGTTCCTTCTTTCCTTCCGATTTGAGGGAGTTAAGTACCGTGGAATCCGGAAGCGGTTTTCCCTTATCATCGTTTTGCTGGACCGATAGTCCGCCATAGAACGTTTCGTGATAATCCCATCCGATAGATCCGTCCTCATTTGGAACATAAGCGACCAGACGTTTCGTCGAACCATCATCGTTTCGTGTCTCGGACCCGCCGACGTATGCGGCATTATAGAGTTCGCGATAGTCCATGGTGGTGTCCGACGAAACCAGATTTCCGTAATTCGATGAAAATATCACATATGGATTCTTATCCTGTTCATATGAATGATCAGTTCCGTTTATGATGCGAAACGTCATTTTCGTATCGATCCAACGGTCGGCCGTTGCCAAACTAAGACGGAATCCGTATTTCTTGGAGTCGAGAATCGTCTTGACGGCATCGTATACGGTGTCGCCATCGAATTCGTATCCATCATCGGTCTCCGACGAAGTGTCAGGAAGATCGTTGTTCTTTTCAAAAACGAAGTTGTCGATCTTCCGTCGTGCTTCCGTTGGCTTGATGACATTCTCGTTCAGAATCGTCTGAATCGCGATCTGAATATCGCCTTTGTACGTGACTTTCTTCGGAATGACTCGTCTCAACAGAAGCGACTCCAAGGAACGACCGCTCACGACAAGATGATCTCCATCTTCGAGATTGCTGGTGATCTTCACCTGATCGATCACCATAGTCGATACGGAATCGGGATAGAACAGATAATATCCTTTCGGGAACCGTTGGATATTCTCGATACTCGCCCGAACGTAGAATTCGAAATCGCCATAAGCCGAGAACCGCTCGGTCCAAATAACCGATTCGAACTCATCGACGATGTCGACGACCTTAAACGATTTGTCCAGTACGAAAAATTCCATTCGTTTCGCCATGATCACACTCCGGCGTAAAGAATCTTACTGGATACGGACACCATCATGTTATCGATACCTGATTCGGCCATATAGGTGATGACATTGTTTCCAGGATACAGTGTAATCCAACTCACAGCCCTGTCGATGGCGTTGAGAACGTTGTAATCGATGCCCTCCCTACGGATTCTTGCGTATTTTTCTCCGGACACGGTCGATATGATGATCTGATCCCCCGACTGGAGATCGGATCCGATGATGCTCTTAACCTTATCGGTGTAGATCAGGATCGACTCGTCCCAATCCTCGTTGTAGAATGAGGGATTAGAAACCGGTCCGGTGAGTTCGACGGTGATGATGACGCCGACCTCGGCTTCACCGTCGTACTGGACGATCTTCGAATGATCGACACTGATATTGCCGAATTCAAAGGTGTCGCCAGCTATCGGGAACGGGAATTCGAACAGCGACTCCACTGTCGAGAACTGCGTGACGATCTCCGAGACCTCGGAGGCGTCTTCAAACCACGGATCCGCACATCTGATCGTGATCGCCGACGCCTCCTGACTCGTGAATATGGCCACATCGTTGTTCTCGACATGCCCGACGGTCTTAACCCGTCTGGTATCGGTCTCGAAGATGAGCGTCACGGCTCGTTTCTCCGGAAAATATCGGTAGATCCTATGACGCAACTCCTCGATGCTGTGATTGGCATCCCATAGATAGGCAAGCGTGATGGTGATGTCACGCGATTCCTTTCTTGCTCCATTAAAGACGGAACCATCGGAAGTGACCGATTCGGAATGCCACAGAGTGGCTTTCGTTGGCCCAAGACCATCGATGCCGGAGATCAAATATCCGCTCTCCCGAGGGTCGGCGAGCGAAATGGTCAGACTTTCGTTTCGATCATTGATCACTGTCATGGACCTGAACATTGAGACCACTACTTTCCTATAGGTGACATTTTCAATTCCTGACGAAGGAGTTTGAGTTGGTTCGATGTCTGTCGGTAAATATCGTAACGACTGAGACTGGTCGGCGAATTCAACGTCTGGTTGTATTCGATGTTGACCGACTTCGGACCGCTCGCATCCTTCTCCGCCGTCCGAGAACCACTCTCATTTTGACGGAATCGACGATCGATTTCCCTGAGCTCGGCCTCTGATGGAGCGATGGATCTCGACAACATCGAATCGATCGATCCAGCCTGCTTGCTGATGGCGCTTAGGTCAAGCACCGGGGTGATCGTCGGACTCGCGTCGAACATATCGTCGATCGATGACGTCGCCAGCATGTCGTTCAACGTGGATATCGCCTTCTGCGCGACCTTCTCGGAAGAATCGCTGACCATGTCCTCTCGATCAGTAATGCCGATCGAGAATCCTTCGGTGAAGAATCGACCAACCTGCATCATGATCTTCGACGGGGAACCGTTATCCAAGGCGCGATCGGCAGCCGTCTTAGCCGAACTGGCCATATTGGCCGCTGCGGTGGCCGCCGAGCTCGCGTAATTCCTGATGCCGTTGGTGAATCCCTCGACGAGATATCGTCCGGCGTCATAGAATCCGTTATAATAGGCTCTGACGCTGTTAACTGCCTGATTGACGGACGATGAGAACACTCCGGTGAACTGTGATGAATTCGATCGCATACCGTTCAGCAGACCATCGGCTAGATGTTGACCGGCCGTGCTGAACTGCGACTGGAACGAATTGATCCTGTCCACCGTGGTCCGAAGTCCGGCCGCCGTCGATGTCGTCGACTCATTAAGGGCGTTCCCCATACTTCCGGCGAAGGCCAGTACGACACTGACGATTGAATGCAATCCGCCGTTGATGGTCGAGGTGGCGCCGATGATGGCGGTGGACATACTCGACATGTTCTGGCTGACGATGGATCCAACACCGGACAATCCATTGGTAACCGATGCCTTGAATTGTGTGAATCCAGTGGATATGGTCGATCCATTGGTCGACACCACATTACCCAACGTGACCATGGCGGAATTCAGCTGAGTTGCGAACGCCGAAACATCAGCCGGTAATGTGCTGGTAATCGACTGCGTGTTATTCAACGAACTCACGAATGTCGAAATCTGCTTCGATACACCAGACAGGTTCGCCGCCGACAAACTAGTTGCCGCCGTAGCAATGGATCGAACCCCGGAAGCGGCATTTGACATGGATTCCGCGATCCCGGATCCAATACCTGTGAACGCCTTCACACCATTGGCAAGAGCGGTAAGATTGCCTTGAATGCCGCCAGGAACCTCCACGCCGTTCCATTTCTTGACTTCCCCTGCAAGCTGTCCCAAGGGGCCAATGACGGCATTTATCGACCATCCACCAACGAAGGCCAGTGTGAATGCTTTCACGCCATTCGCAAGAGCGGTAAGATTGCCTTGAATGCCACCGGGAACCTCCACGCCGTTCCACTTCTTAACGGCCCCTGGCAGTTGTCCCAAGGGGCCAATGACGGCGTCAATCGACCAGCCGCCGGCGAATGCAAGCGTGAACGCCTTCACGCCGTTCGCAAGAGCGGTGAGATTGCCTTGAATGCCACCGGGAACCTCAACGCCGTCCCACTTCTTAACGGAATCGGCGAGCGTTCCAAGCGGACCGACCACGGCATTGAGCGACCATCCACCAGCAAAGGCCAGTGTGAACGCCTCGACTCCACTGGCCAACGAGCCAAGCTGCGTTGCGATATCGGTCGGGAACGTGATCGTCGACCACTTGGCCACCGCATCAGCGAGGACGTTCATCGGCTGGGCGATGTTGGCAACGGTATCGCTGCCCCATCCAGCCAGCGTGAACTTGCCTACGCCATCGGCGATCCTTCCGAGCTGATCAGCCAGATCGTCCGGAACGGCCACGCCTTCCCACTTCTTAATGGAATCAGCGAGCGTTCCGAGCGGAGCGGCCATCTTCTCGATGGCACCGGCACCGAATCCGGAGAAGGTGTTGAGCAGGCCGCCAAGCGCGGTCTCACCCATCGCAGCGCCCATGGCCGTCAGACCCCTGCCGATCTCATCCCAATTGAATTCGGCGAACTTACCGAATGCGGTCGCCAGATCGATCAGGCCCTGCGAAGCGAGTGTAATCGTACCGGCACCCATCAGACCGGCGATTCCGGTCAGGGCACCTGTCGCTCCGGATATAGCGGCGACCTCACCCATGGCACCGCCCATAGCAACAAGGCCGCGTCCGATCTCGTCCCAGCTATACTGAGAGAACGAATTGAACGCTTGGGCAATCTCGTCAAGGCCTTGCACGGTGAGGTTGATCGTGCCGGCTCCGATCAATCCGGACAAACCAGCGAGTTTACCCAAAGCGCCGGATACGACGCCAACCTCGCCAAGGGCACCGCCCATGGCGGTAAGGCCGCGTCCGATCTCGTCCCAGCTATACTGAGAGAACGAATTGAACGCCTTGGCGATATCCCCAAGACCCTGAGCAGTAAGAACTATGGAGCCAGATCCGATGATTCCGGACAAACCAGCGAGTTTACCCAAAGCGCCGGATATGACGCCAACCTCGCCGAGAGCACCGCCCATGGCCGTCAGACCACGTCCGATTTCGCCCCAGTCGTATTGAGTGAACGATCCGAACGCCGATGCGATGTCGCCGAGACTCTGCGCTGTAATAAGGATCGATCCACCACCGATGATGCCTGAGAAACCCGCGAGCTTTCCGAGGGCTCCAGTGACGAGTCCGACCTCGCCCAAAGCACCACCCATGGCCGCCAGACCACGTCCGATTTCGCCCCAGTCGTATTGAGTGAATTCACCGAATACTTTGGCGATATCATCAAGGGACTGCACTGTAATGTAAATGGAACCGCTAGCTAGAATTCCAGAGAATCCTGCAATCTTGCCCAAGGCGCCGGTAACGAGCCCGACTTCGCCCAAAGCGCCGCCCATGGCGGTAAGACCACGTCCGATCTCGCCCCAGTCATAGCTGGAGAACGACCCGAATGCATCTGCGATATCACCAAGGGATTTGGCCGTAACGACCATGCTGACGGCAGCGGAAATGTTGTGCTTGCCGAATCGGCCGAGAAGACCAGTGACCGTGCCCATCTCCGTCAGGGCACCGCCCATGGCAGATAGGCCCTTGCCGACCTGATCCCAGCTCATGTTACCGAGCTTCTTGAGCGGATCTGCCACCATTTTGACCGCTTGGGCCATGGCGATAAGCGAGCCTGCCGTCTTGAGATCGACCTTGGCGTAGCTCAGACCCTTGGCGGCAGCGACGAGCTCCGCCATGGCGCCGCCCATGCCGGTGAGGCCCTTGGCGATCTCGTCCCACTTGAGATTACCGATCGTGGACATGGCGTTGGCCAACATGTCCACAGCCTTCGCGAATTCTATGAGGGCTGCACCGGTCTTGATGAGATCGGTGGTCTTAACGCCCTTCACCGTCTTCGTGATCGATTTAAGACTGAGGTTAAGCTCGGTCATCATGCCGCCGATGGCCGAAACGCCGCCAACGACTTCACCACCACTGAGGGCGGCGATCTTCTCCATCGAGCCAACAAGCAGCGCGATGGATCCGGCGATCTCTACAAGAGTAAAAGCCTTGACGCTTCCCGTGAATGCGTTCAACGATTCTTGAAGACCACCTAGGATCTCATCGAATACGCCAGCACCCTTCTTGAGCTTTTCAGCCCCGTTACCGAAGAGGTCCTCAAAGACCTCCTTGATCTTATCGAATGCCCCGCCGATCTTCTGTGCAGCGAGGAGGATGCCACCACCGGCGAGGCCGGCGAAAATATCACCACCGGAGATGTTGTCGGTGATCCACGTCAAGACATCACTGATGACGTTCTTGACCCGTTCGAACGCTCCGCCAAGAGTATTACCAATTGTCGAAGCGATCGATCCAATTGTCGAAGCGATCGATCCGATGGTGGATCCCATCGACGAGATTCTACCGGTGAAGGAACTGAACAGACCAAGAACACTACTGACGGCCGTTTCTACTTTCTTGGCCGCTCCTTCGAATATGCCGAACTGCTTGATCGAATTATCAAGTCCGACAAGCCAATCTCCGAATCCGGCGGCGATATCGAGCAGATTGTTGAGCAAACTGCCCATGCTGTCAGATCCGAATGCCGTGGAGATGGCCTCGCCGACAGCTTTGACGGCCTGCACGCCGATATCAAAGACGGAGAAGACGCCCTCAGCAACTCGGCCGATCTTGTTTAGCGTCGATTCGGAAGGAACGAGGCTTTCCGTAAACGAAGTGAACGCCTTGGTAATGTCCATAAGTTGCTGAGACGTTGTCGGAGGAAACACCTTCCGAAACGCATTACCGACGGTCGATAGCACCTTACCGAGGGATTCAAAGACGTTGGACAGGCCTTCAATCAGTTCGGTTCTTCCGCCGAGATCCTTCCATCCCTGAAGAAGGTTGTTTCTCGATTCTGACGATCGATTGACGACATCGGAAATAACATTGGCAACACTAGACCATAGTTCCTTGGCTTCTTCGAAGTCGCCGAATATGATTTCGAAAGTATTAGTCCAACCAGACCCCAATGCTTCTTTTGTCGTATCGATCAACTGAGAGAATGTCTTGACGTCGGTTGCGGCGCCTTCGGCCGTATTGGCCAACTGGACGATCTGCTTGGCCTGTTCCTCGGTATAGCCCTGAGAAACAAGATCTGCTTCGGTATACGCTCCGGAAAGTTGCTTCAACGTCTCCGTAAGGACATCGGTAGTGAGCCATCCGCCCTCGGTCAGCGATTCTCGGAACGATCCGTACTTCTGGATCATACCGTCGACGTTGGTGCCGAAGTTCTCGGCAGTGCGCTTCAGGGCATTCTGGAAGACCTCGCCGCCCATACCGGCGTTGACCACCGAGTTCCAGTCCATAAGCTGGACCTTTCCGGCGGCGATTGCCTGGGACAGCTGATACATGGCCTGAGAGGCCTGAGCGGAACTCGAACCGGAAACAGCCGCAAGGTTGGCGATACCCTTGATTGAATCCACCGATGTCTGAAGATCAACACCGGCAGCCGTAAAGGTGCCGATGTTCCTCGTCATCTCCGTGAAGTTATAGATGGTCTTGTCGGCATAGGTGTTCAGCGTGTCTAGTGCCGAATTGACGTCGTCGATCGTCGATCCTTTTGACTGGGTATTCGCCAGAATCGTCTGCACGGCGTTCATCTGGGTCTCGTATTCGGCGAAACCGTCACGGACCGAAGCGGTCAAGGCGTTGGTGATACTCTTCCCGGCATCAATGGCCGCATTGGTCATGCGGTTGAGCACAGAGAACGCCACGGCGCCCATGGCGTTAAAGCCGGACTGGACTCCCTGAAGACCGGAGGTCAACGGATTAAAGCTGACGCCGCTTACGGCCTTATCGACGTTGTTGATCGATTCGACCGACTTGTCGAGGTTTAATGCCTGCTTAAGTTTGCTGAGAAGACCGGAGGTCTTGTTGATACCCTGCTCGAACTGGCTATTATCAAGACGCATCTTTACGACGCGTTCGTCGATGCTGCTCATGCAGAAGTCACCACCTTCCAAGCCTTCTCGGCTATCTTATCGAATACGGGTCGGATCGCCGGATTAATGTAATCACGACCCTGAACATAGCCTCCGGTACCGGTGCCGTGACCGTACTGGAGGATGACGGCAATCGGTACGCCGTCGTTGATATTGGAATTGGTCCAGACGATCTCGGTGTAATTACGGGTGCGTTTGATCTCGTAATCCCACGCCTCGGCCGTGGCACCGGAATCGACCGGGGTGGCGTTTCGAAGTGCCTGAACGCCGTCACGGCCGAACTCATCGAGCACGTTCAGGTATTCACGACGCTTCATGCGGTTGAGAAACCGCTCGGTCTTCGTGAAACCGCCAGACACTTCGAAATTCACCCTCATTTTGACCTACTTGACTCGAATGGTTTGACCGACGTAGATGAGATCGGGATTGGCGATGTTATTCCACGTCTGGAGCTGAGCCACCGTTGTGCCGAACTGAATGGCGATCTTACCCAGGTAGTCGCCGGACTGTACCGTGTAATACTGCGCGGAGTTGGCGTTGATCGCACCCTGGACCTCGTCATAGCGGGAGCCGAGCACGGTCTGACGAGTCAAGCCGTCGCCATACATACCGGCATAGACCTCATCGACGAGCGTGTTGACATCGGCGGAGGCGATGTGGTTGATGAAGTTCTGCACCTCATCGTATCGGGATCCGAGATTCTTCTTACGATCCGCACCATTGCCATAAAGACCTTCCATCGTCCACGTCGCCAGCTGAAGCGTGGTGCCGGACGGACCCGAAGTTGATGGCTTGGACGGAGCGCTCGATGAGCTGCCGTAATACTTCCGGAAGTCGTCCAACGAGCCGTAGAACTTATCAAGATCAAGATCGCCATTCCAACCGTTCAATCGACCAGAGCCCGAATACTGACGGATGGCGCAGGTATAAGCGCCTTCGTTCCACGGTGTATTCTGATACCCGGTCGGATTCATATCGGCGTACTGGGCGATCCACAGTCCGCAGTTATGACGTTTAGCGACCTCAGCGACCTGATTGTAACGGGATGCCGGCGCATAGATCATCGGAGGAACGCCGGTTCGTGCGATAACCTGATTGATTACCTGCTCGAGATAGGACTCATCGCCCCATGCCGAATTCTGGTCGAGTTCCCAGTCAAGACAGATCATCACCTTGCCGATCCAGTTAAGGATCGAATTAATGAAGAAATTTGCTTCGGCGACTGCATTGCCACCGGAAATATAATGATAGACGCCAACTCCCTTACCGAGAGACATGGCCTGTTCAACCGCTCGGACACAATCCGGGTTGGTGTAACCGGTACCCTGCGTCGCCTTGATGATGGCGAAATCACAAGGAACCTTAGAAAAATCAAGACCAGCCTGATAGCTGGCAATATCAATACCATTCAATGCCATGAGTACTCCTTTCATCCCTTGCTCCCAGTCTCTGCTCGACGTCGGGCATTCATCTCCCTGTACATTTTCGAAACATCAGACTTTGACATCTTCTTTTTCGGCGAGTTCTTGACGCCGAATATCTCGATCAGTGTGATAAGACGGCTGAGATGCCACGTCTCGCATGGTTGCGAGGGTATTCCAGCGGAAAACATCCAATAATAGATAAGTTCGGACGTCACCTTGGATGATGAACGACGCCCTTTGGACATGTGATTGATCGTGGTTGCCGTTTGCGACGATTCGATGTAATGATTAAGTTCGGAAAAATGATTGAGCATGATCAGATCGAGTTCGGTGTCCGAAATATTATCGATCGCCATACAACGAAAATATGACCGCGTTTCCTTGATGCTTTTGGGTTCGTCGTCAAGGAACGGTTTTCTCCAAATCGACTCCCATTTTGAAACGGAAAGAAGCGAATGCTCGAATCGAACGATTCGCGGTTCTACAGTGATGAATTCGTTCTCCGACTCGTCGTAGAGTTCACCTTCAACCGTCAATTCGAGCATTCGCACATCTCACTTCCGTTACGGCTTTGTCCGCATCATGGTATAGACCTCACCCGGAAGGGGCAGGGTCGGCTCGCCGGTAGGGTCGCCATACAGCTTCTTCTCAAGCGCGGCGAGCTTACTCTTATCGACCTTGGTCGAATTGATGGTGATCGACGCCACCGGCCTGAGTTCCGGATGGCCTTCCACGGTGACCGAATCGGTGTCGATCTCCCAGCTGAAGGTCATGCCCTCCGGAGAATCGTTGATGGTCTCATACGACTTCTCCGACGGGGAGGCGGTGGCGCCGTACACCAGATGCAGCTTGTAGCCGGCGTCCTGGCTGACGTCGTTGCCGATCTGCGTACGGTACGAGAAACCGAACTTGGATCGCGACTGCTGGCCGAAGACCACGCCATCGGTGATCTCGGCGCCACCATCGCACGGAATGAACTCATCCGGGAAGGTATAGGCCTCGATCGTCGCACCAAAGGTCTCGGCGGAACGCAGCGAGGCGTACTTGATGTTATCGGCGTACATGTCGTTCGCCTCGGCGCCATCAGGGGACTCGCTGACGGCGGTCAGGCCGTTCCAAGCCACACCGGCGCCATAAGCGCCACCGGTCGTCATCGGGTACAATACGCCATGGTCCGTACCCATCTCATACTGGCGCTTGCCGGTATCATCCCAAGTAAGTGCTACCATTCTAGCTCCTTAAAAATAGCAATTGAATACATCATGATGAAGATTGTCGCTGACGAAATGCCGATCCATTGTGCATAACGGCAATGCGGCAACCTTGCTCGGAATCAAACTATCCGGATTCTTATCGATTACGGTAATCTGATACCGAAGCTTGAAAATATACGGATAGTTATCAGCGAACTGAGTATCACCCGTATTGCGTTCATAGACAATACATGGATAATTCATGTAAATTGTCGAAGGCGGCTGAAAATATACATGGCCGTTAGCATATGCTGGATCGATTTCGGCCATGATATCGGTTAAAATATCATGGAGCTGTAGCCTCGTGCCCATCGTTATACACTCCCCCAAGGGTAAGGATAAGACGGGGACGGCGGACTTCCACTTCGGAAATAGTCCAGCGCGTCCCCATCCACCATACGTACTTCATATCGAAGAAATGGTCGCAGGCATACGCGTCCGCGAGGATCGAGATCTGATTGTTCACGGTAATGTTCGGATTGATGGCGTCCGAGACCTCGAGTCGCCTCGAGTTCCTCGTGACGTCACCAAAATATAACCGTTCATAGATCCGATCTTCGTAAACGCCCGGCGAGGTTTCTCCAGTTATACCGAATCCGATCTTCCCGCAGAACCTCGTCATGGCGATCTCAGGCCTTCGGTTCCAAGGTAAGACCCTTCAGAGAATACCTGACCGTGGTCGTTCCGGTGGAATCGGTGGATACCACCTCGATGCTCTGAGTGTTAGGATCGGTCACGAGGAAGACGCAGAAGGCATCACCATCCGTCAACGTCACCGGTCCCTTCTTTCCGCCCTTGAGCTCGACCGTGAACGTCGTCGGATCGGTATCGCCGAGCCAATTGTCCGAGAAATCAAGTGCAAGGTAATTACCTTTCTGCTCGGTTGGCTCGGAGCTATTGAATTCGGTATATCCGGTCACGTAATGGAGCGTGCCATCGATCTTCCGATTGGTATTGATGACAACATCATCCTGAAGATCGGAGACCTTCTTACCATACTTGATCTCGGTGCCCGCTACAGGCTCGACCAGAACGGTCGGACCCGACGGGCTCACGCTTTTGGGTGGGTCAGCACAATGGCGGACTTCGGCATGGTCAGTGCACCGGAGAGACGAGCCTCGATGAGGTACTTATGCTGGTTGTAGTCGATGTCGAAGTCGGAGAACTGGGTCAGCTCGCCGCCACGATCGGTACCGATGGTGTAGTCGCGCAGATTCGCCATGATACCATCAACAACCGTGCTCCCCTCGGTCATCTCGAAGCCTTCAAGCACGGGGACCTCGACGATGGCGGAAACACCCATGGCAGCCGCCAGCGAGGCGTCGGTGTCGTACAGACGACGGCCGACCTTATCACGCTGCACCATGAGCTCGCCGTGCAGGCTCGGGGACAGGAACAGGGTCGGCATACCGGAGCCCATGTAGCCCACCTTCGCCTTACGGGCGCGATCGACGAACGCGGTCGGATCGGTGGCCGGATCGGCACCGTCGTTGTAAATGACGTACAGGTCATCATCACCGACGATCGGACGGACGTTCTCGGTGTTGACGTGATCCTCGGCGGAGGCGGCGCGGCCGTCACCGATGAGAATATCACGGGCCATCTCCTCGCGGATCATGACCTTCATCTCGTTCCACAGGAAGTTGACCACGTTGAAATCAGTGATGTCGATCTCGTCATCGCGGTCCAGACGCTGCTTCTTATAGATCGTCTGCGGGGTGGTCACGCGCTTGTAGACCTTGAACACCTCGTCCATCTTACGCTTGTTGTTCTTGCGGTCAAGCGTAAAGCCCTTCGCACGAGCCTCCTTCTCGGTCAGATCCGCGTACGAGGTCTTGATACGGGTGAACGGGGTGTGACGGGTGCCGTTGAGCACGACGTCGACCCAGTCGGTGTCGCGCTTGTACAGGTACGGCTCGTCGCCGACCTGACGTGCATCCGGGAAGAGCACTTCGATGTTCTCGATGCCATAGTTCTGGGCAGCGTGCTGCATCCACTTCTCGGAATAATCACGGAACGAGCCGTAGTCCTTGGCCTCGGTAAGGAATTCCTTCATGTCGTCGTGGGACAGGACCGGAACTTCATCCTCGGCACCGGCCTGTTCGAAGGCGTTCATATGCATAATATCTCCTTCTTCCTCCGAATGGGAGGCGCTATTGTTGTTCTCTCCGTCACTGTCCTCAGTGTCGGAATCATCCTGCTCCACGGCGAGGCCGATCAGAGCATAGGCAACATTCTTCTGTTCCTCGTTCAGCGTGTCGAAGACATCCTGAACGGTCTCGCCGGAAGACGAATCGTCAGACTCGTCATCGGCATGCGAAATATCGGACTGTGCAACGCTCTCCTCGGCACCACCAATGGCCGCGCCGATAAGAGCATATACAGCGTCCTTCTGCTTGTCGGTAAAAGTGTCCCAGACCTGCTGGACCGTTTTGTCCGACGCTTTCTCGGACGAATCGTCCTCGGTCTTGGCGGTCGACGTTTTGGAATCGTCGGCATGCTGCATGTCATCCTCGCTTTCCTCATCGCCATGCTCAAGCACGATCTCCTCGCCGGAGTAGATCACGGCCTCGTCATCCAGAAGATCCTGAGTTCCGTCCGAATGCTGAAGCGTGACATTGTCGATGTAGGCGCCGGGATTGGCGCCGGCAAGGACCAGACTCACCTCGCGGATGTTACCGTGCATGACGTTCTTGTTGTGTTCGGTCAGATGGTTCGCGTAGATCGACAGTGCGGTGATGTCACCGTGCTTGACGAGCTCCTTGGCGTCGCGACCCATCGGCGTGCTGTTGAACGTGCCATAGCAGTAGACGCCGTCCTCACGGTTCTCCAGTACGGCATGGCCGAGCACGTTGTCGATGTCGCTATGGTTGTGCTGGTAGACCAGCGGCACCTTCTGACCGTCCTGATCGGCGAAGGCGTCCTTCAGAATGGTTCGCCCGTCGGAGCAACGGATGTTGTTCCGCGTGGCGTAACCACTGAAATCATACCCCATTTTGACTGTCTCCTTCCATTGGGGCGTTCAGCACATCCTGAATGGAAGGCTGTGCTGAATCTTGGGTTGGTTCTTCTGTGGATTCCGACTGCTGTGCGGTCACGTCGGTGCCGAGCGGGTTGATGTTGGCGTTGCGCAACTGATCCGCCTGAGGTTCTTCGGAACGGGCGAAACCAAGGACCGAACGGAACTCGTTCGACGACATGATCTCGTTGGACGTGAATGCCGCGGCGATGTTCGCCAGATCGGTGACCGGAACCAACCTGAACGGATCGCGGAAGAACTCGATGCTCTGTCCTTGACTTCGGGCGGTTTTGGTCAGAAAGGTTCGCTTCAGCGCATCACAGATGGCTGAGATCATCGGCTCCAAGGTGCGGTTATGGTAATTGAGCATCTCCTCCTGAGAGGCGGTGCCGTTCACCACGGCCTCGGAAAGGCCGAGCTGACCGTAGAGCTGGGTCGTCAGATTCTGGATCTGCTGAAGCATGTGATTATCCAGACTCCGATTGAGCTGGGTAATCTTCTCGGAACCGTCGGTGTACGCAACGCCATAGGCGGAATCCTTGAGCTGATCCTCCAGCTGCTGACGGCGGAGTTCAGCCTGTCGCTTCTTCTCCTCCGTGCGGATCTGGTACGGGAACTGGATGATAAGATCGAGTTTGCCGGACGCGGCCTTGTCATCAATGGTATCGAGCTGATTGAGCTTTCGGATCAGACGCTGCAAGGTAGAGTTCGGCTCGTTCATCACCTGATAGAGCGGGTTCTGGACGATCGCCACCTTGCGCTTCGGCATGATGATCTCTTCGCGCTGGCCGGCGTTTGGAGCATCATTATAGACCGAAAGTTTAACGGCCCGAGGATACCATTCAACAACACGACCGACGCGCATGGTCTGAATATCGAACGAATTCGAATTCATCGGATTCACCGTGGTGTCAATCGGCACTATGGCCGCGGCCCCGTCATCACACATGGTCATCACGACGTCCATGATGAAATCACGGCCTGATTGGTCGATATTGGCCTCGATGTTCAGACACTGATTGAGCCCGTCGTCGATCGTCTCCAGATATTGCTGCGTCGTCTTGTCGATACGGCAATGCCGGATCTCGATGGCGCTCACGTCGATGGCGATGCGGTTGTACAGCGAGGATATGATCGATCGATCGACTCCTCGGGTGAAGACCCGCGTATCCGGACGACGCGCTGAGGAATATCCGACGGACAGACGGAAATCAGAAGACGGATTGACGAACGCGTTCCATGCGTGCGCCAATGCATCGGTAACGACATTCATTAGGCATCACCGACCGATTTGCCTGCGAGCGAAGTCAAATGAATATGACTGTCCGTTCCCACGGGCCCTGTTGGCCGCATAGGCGATTCCGACTCCGAGGATAATCTTCCCCGCATTCATCAACTGCTTCGACACCTCGTTGGCCGCGGTCTGCTTCATCTGGTTGCTAACCTTGTCGATAAACCGATTGCCTTTCTGCTTCTGAATTGTCGTCAGATTCGAATACTGCTGCTCAAGATTGAGCCGTTCATTGATCTTGCGGAGCTCGGCATTGGACAGCTTGTTCGGGGACTTCTTGAGAAGGTCTCGACTCTCCGTGTAATCCTTGTTGTCCGATCGGGAACGCTTGGAACTTACCGATCGCTTACGATCCTTGCGGACACCCCACTTCATGCCTTTGACGCCGAAGTGATAGAGCTCATTCATTGAAACCTCCTTCCCCTTGGATGTTGAGACGCCATTCATACTCCTCGATGTTCTTCCGGATCGATTGTTCAAGGAACGAATTGGTCGGTGGATCGAACTGAAGACGAACCTTTTGCTGAATATACGGTTTCACTCCAGTCAGTAACGATTCATCAGCAGTGAATTCCGACCAGTCGTTCTTCTCTCCGGAGATGGAATATCCCTCTTTGGGACCGACGCCCAACTGACGAAGATTGAAAAATGCGGAATTGATGAACATGATCAGATCCGAATCGAAATCGTTATAATCCTTATCGATGCCGATGACTTTCTTTACGTCATTCAGTATGCTACTCATTCGGACCAACCCTCACTTTCACATACTCGATGAAATGCTCATCCAAAATATCGTATTCCACCTTCAGGAGATAGAGGCATCTCGGTCGCATCGGTTGTATCAACGACGAAAGCTCATACTCGTATTTCCTGATGTAATTGATCTCACAATCACCATGGGATTCTTCCTCGTCTCCGCATAGAAGACTCCACGAGGCGTTAGTGATCTCGAACGACGTATTATTGGTGCTTCGAATATCGAGAAGAACCTTCTTCTTCTCTCCGAAATCAAAACTCACTGATTTCATCGGCAATTCCCCTCGGTATCCTTCGGCAAAAAGTCGAATATGATATGGGCAAAGAACGATTCGAACGACTGTATCCGATTTCTCGAAATATCGAATCTGCACCTGACACTGAATATGACCTTTGGCGCCACGATCGTTTTCCGCCCATATCTCGATATCGAGAGGTCCGGGTCGCCAAGAGATATAACCCTCCCAGTGACCCGGCCTGTCCATGATAGGAGAAAAATCGATGCGTTCGCCGTCAACTTCACCCCAACAACGAACGATCATCAATCACTCCTTACGCAGCATCGGTCACCTTGAAGGTGATCTTGATCGTACCGCCGGAGTCGACCGTGGTAGCCTCGGCGACGACGTCGGTGATGGTCACGGCATTGGAACCAGGCGTGGTAGAGCCGGTGACCGTCAGCCTGTTGCTGTTGGTGATCAGACCCTCGGTCGGAGTGTCGACCTTCAGAGACGGAGCGGTCGTGGAGACGACGAACGTCGTAGTCGCCAGTTCCGAGACGTTGCCATCGTTGTCCGTGACCTGGAAGGTGATCGTGTTCTGACCGTCGTTGAGACCGGTCGCATGATAGGTAGCGCGACGCTTGCTCTCGTGATCCGTGAACGAAAGGTCTCCGGCGTGGCTCTTGCCATTGACCGTGAAGACCACTGTGGTCTCGTTGAGCCCGGAGCCACCGGCGTCGGACATCTCCAGAACAATATCCTGCTCGCTCGCACCAAGGACGGAGCCCTGGGTCGGGGAGACGATGGTTGCGGTCGGCTTGGACTTCTCCAGGACACGGATCTTCAGCTGATTACCATAGGTGGGATCCGCCGACGTCATCGTCGCTTTGTTGTTGGCGGCGTCGACGGCGTGAATCTCGACCTTGTAAACATGATCGGGCTGAGACCACGAGGAATTGGCCGGCGCGTTGGTTGTGGCGGTCCAGGTTTTGGTTCTTTCATCATAATGCGCAACGACCTTCTGGCCGTTGAACATGATGTAAGTTTCTTTGATTGCACTCATTTTTATCCTCCAAAAGATCTAAAATGATGTAATGACATTCCCGGAGGAATCCAGAATCGGATTCCCGCGATTATCGAGAATTCGATCGATCACCTGAAAGGTGACGATCAATTGTTCACCGACGTAGAGAGTCGTCGCATTCGTGGAGACCGAGGTGATTTCCAATGATGACTCCTCTCATTTCCATGGACACGTGTCATTGGGACGCCGTTCCGTCAACGGACGCGCGATTCGGTCATCGCCGAAATGAATGGCGTTATGTGTCGCAAGAGAACAACTAATAAGATTGTCCGGATCGAGCAGTAGATCGTCACCGCGTTCTATGGAATCAGGAGTCAACGGCTCGATGTGATGGATCATGATCTTCCCGGCGATGGGATGATCGGGGCACCCGAGATCGAAACCGTTGTCCCGAGCGATCACCAAATCACGAACGTGTTTCCATTCGGGCGATCGATAGAACCGCTGGTTCATCCAACGTTCGGAACCGAATGTTGGTCCCCCGACGGATCCGTGACATTGCAGGTAATGGAACCGGTCGAGAAAATCTGAATACCGGATGAGCTCGTGATAGGATCGCGTCACAGACCCATCTTTCGAAGGAACTGGGCGCCACGGGCTACGTTACGGGCCCTGTTGATTGCGTTCGAGGCTTTTTGGGCAATGTTGTTAACCATTTGCTTGGCTTCATCCGGATGGGAAATATAATACGAAGTCGCCACACCTGCTGCGGTCGTCGCGGCGAACGTTACAGCCTTGGTCCCCGCGCGAACCGCCTTCTTCACGCCACGGCCGATTCCGGTCTTAACCGGTTCGACACGATCAGTGGTCTTGCGTTGCCGTTCGGCATCACGACGAGCCTTGCCCATATCCTGTTTTGAGTACTCTTCGTCAAAGGCCTTCTTGTAGGTTGGATCTTTTGAACGCTGCTTGACCACGGAATTAATGTTGCGTCGGCGAACTCCGGCGCCTTCGCCATAATACATCTTGGATCGAGCGGTCTCCTGAGCGTCCTTCCTCGCCTGTTTACGTGTATTACGCTCGGCTCGTCGAACACCCCACTTCATGCCTTTTACGCCGAAATGATAAAGTTCATCGGTCATGTTTATTCCTACCTTGATGTCACAGTATTGACAATGATCTTATTACCAATCGCCTTCAAAGCTTCGTTCGCCGGAGAAGCCCGAGAATATCCAGCCCCATACCGAGCCCTCAGATAATTCATATACGGAGCGCTATGCCCGATGGCGCTCTTCAGCGTCCCGACACTGGCTTTCATGATGGCTCGACCCTCCGGAGTCGAAGCCACAGTCAGACCTCCAGCCGCAAGCGAAGCCACAGACGTCTTCGCGGCTAGACTGATCATCTCGGTAGTCGCTGCGCGAAAATGCGACTGCCCTTTGTTCATACGGCGATTGATGCGCTTGACACCCTTCTTGCCATAACTTGCCCGATCCGTTATACGCTGTCTGGAAGTGTAATCGGCATTCGGCTTGTTAAGCTGCGCCTTACTGGGCTTGTCACGTTTCTTGCGGACGCCCCACTTCATGCCCTTTACGCCGAAGTGATAGAGCTCATCGCTATGATTCATCGAAGTTCTCCAATTCTCTGGAAGCATGTCCTCGGCTTCAAGTTGCTTATCGGAAAAATCCACCATTTTGAATCTCCAATCAGTCGAAGAGGTCGCGATTGTTCTTGTATGCGACGAACGCGTCCATCATGGCCGCAACGGCGTCGATCTTATCCTCGCGCTTAGCCTTGTACAACTTCTTGTTGTTGTTCGTGTCCTGAAGGACGATGCAGTTACCCATGGTGAACGACATGAGTTCCTCGTCGAAGAGCAGACGACGATCCTCGGCCAGCTTCTTCAATTCGCCCAATGGAACGGATTCGGTCTTGGCACCCTGAATCACTTTCTCGATGCCGAACTCGCCGTAATCCATGGTATACCGCGCGACGAAGTCCTTGGCGTTGTACGGATCGTAACCGAGGCATCGCACATCATACTCCGACTCGGTGATGTACTTGTCGAGATCCTCATACACCTGCACCATATCGAGCACCGTACCATCCATGACGAACAATGATCCCTCATTCAGGAAATTCTCGTACTTCTGACGAGCCGCCGAAGGAAGATGCTGCATGGTATAGGCTGAAATATAGTTCCTCGTCTTGACGCCGAATGTCTCGTCGGACAGGGGAAACAGGAACGTGAACGAGCAGAAGTCGTCGCCTTGGGACAGATCGGCACCGAGCGCACACGGCATGCCCCAGAAGTCCTTCTTCCGATGGGGGAGCGTCTCCTCGAAGGTGAAGAAGTAGGTGTAGCCCTCCATCGGGATGCCGAATCGCTTCGCCAGAATGTCATTGCGGGTGGCGGGAGCCTTCTCGGCGCGTTCGACGTCGAGCTGATAGGTTTCATAGGTAACCGTTTGCCCAAGATTAGGATTTGCCTTGATCCACATGTCCGGATTGGAGACTTCCTTGACATCGTCAAGCCGATAATAGAATATGGAGACATGAGGATTGACGTATTCTCCTTTGAGAATGTCCATCAACTCCATTTTGATGGTATCGCCGACCGAGTTTCGGACGGTGCCCTCGGAAGAGGTGGCCACGATGAGATAGTCGTCCAGCTTTGACGCGCCCTGTTCGATGGCGCCGATCACATCCTCGCGAATATCACCGGACAACCATTCGTCAACGGTCGATACCTTGGGACGAAGGCCCTGGAGCTTGTCAATTGACATCGGACGAACCTTAAGAAGCGAACCTGTGAGGAAATTCTCCACACCCTTCTTGGTCGAGGCGAGTTTGGCCTGAGTAGATTTCGGTCCGTTACCGGGAAGCGAGCCTTCGGAAAGGAACTTGATGAGTGGACCGGGAGATCGAATGATTGCAGTACGGAATGGGATCATGGTTTCCTCGGCCTGCTTCATGGTTGGGGCCACAACGATCTGCGAAGTCGTCGATGTATCCATGATAAGGAAATATGCCTGGATGAATTCGGCGAACATGGTCTTGGCGGCGCCACGGGCGACGATCAAATATAGTTTGTTGATCAGACGTTTGCAGATCCGACGATTCTCGTATCGACCCGGACCTCCATGAGGATTCGGAATATAGACCGATCGTTCGACAAAGTAGTACCAACCAAATATCTGCTCGCCCCAGAGTTTGAAACTATCGAGAAGATGAACGGGCGATCCGTCGGTCAGGGTGAGTTCCTTCTCGCAGAACTTAACCCATCCCTCGACCTTGTCGGCGTCATAGTAGATCCCTGGATTACGAATGAGATCGTCGATGCGGTTCATCTCCATCTCGATCTCATGGCATACCGGGATCTCTCCGGCCATGACCCTATCACGGAACTGACCGTAATACTTGGGGACAGCGGTATTCGATAGGGTCATGATTCGCCTCCTTTATTCATTACAAGTTCTTTTTCATTGATGTCAATCCGCCCCAAACATCGTCTTCGTCAGAAATTTGACCAACGACTTCGAATCCTTGCTTTTCATAAATATGTCTAGCATCTGGAGAAATTCCAGGAACTTCAAGAGTTAGCTGTTTCATTCCGGACTTTCTAGCATAATCTTCGGCCATTCTCATTGCGGCTTGCGCGTAACCCTTTCCTCGATCATGCTTTTTAATTCCAAGCCATGTAATATTTAATGAAGTCGGAGATTCGTGGAATAGTTGAAGGTCTCCGATCTTGTTAGAATTCGCATCATATAGTTCCAAATTCTTAGTTGAGTCGATTTGTTTTTGCAAATTGATATTGTGTTTTGCAAGAAAATTTGAGATCGGATTAGCTGTTGACTGAATTCCTCGTATTGGAGCTCCGTTTTTAGTTTTTTGATTCTAAAATAAGTTGTTGCTTTTTAAATCCACTTTTAGTAGATGGTTGGCGTTTCTTACGAATGCCCCATTTCATGCCTTTGATGCCATAGTGGTAAAGTTCATCAGTCATTGAAATATCCTTTCACCAGCTACGGAGCAACCCAAACATCACCGACTTGTCGTCGGTCCTGATTGATACTGATAATGAGATCCGAGCCCGTTGGATCCGTAGGCGCGATTAACATCATTATGAAGATCGAAGAAGCACAGTTGACCGATCCTCATTCCTGGAACTATGCGGATCGGATGATTGTTGAGGTTTTTAATCTCAAGCGTGATGTCACCGCTAAACCCCGGATCGATGAATCCGGCGGTGACATGGGTCGCAAGACCGAGACGGCCAAGCGACGACTTGCCTTCGAAGCGCGCGGCGATGTTCTTCGGGATCGTCACTCCCTCGTTTGTCGAACCAAGGATGAATTCATTTGGATCGAGAACGAAACCGTCATCGTTCATGGCGAAACGAATATACTCCAGATTATGGAGCATACAATCCATGGCATTGATCTCACCACGACCGAAATATCGTACGATGCTCTTAGAGAGTGTGACGTCGTAACTGCATGGCTGAAGCTGGGACTCATCGAATGGCGTAATCATATGCCGGGTAATACAAAGATCTTTAATTTCGGTATCGTTAAGCATAGACCGTCCGATCTCTCATCTTCAGAATTTCATTATTGGACAATGTGCTCTCGGGATGTCGCTTGCGATAGTTTTCAACGAACTTTGTCTCATTGGATCGCTTAACAAGTTTCATCGCTCCTATGGAAGTCGCAAATGCGGCTCCAATAGGACCGTACTCGTTTGCCAATGTGTGAGCAGCGATCTTTCCCTGCTCTTTAGCGAACATGGAATCGATATGATCGTTCCCGAGCTTCGTGAATCCCTCGACATTGATCTTGTCGGTATCGAATACGATTAATGGATTCTTTGCAAAGTATCCGGAATTCTCTTTATCGTTCACATCGCGGATCGCACCATATCCAGCCTTCTTCATAGCTGAATAGAATTTATCATTGATCGGCTGTTGCTCCTTGGTATGAAGAACAAGCGTGGTGTTAAATGCCTTATAGGTATTATCACCGATCTTTCCGGAATCAAGTTCTCGTTTGGCCTTACGCCAAAGTTTTCCTTGCTTCGTTGTAGGAGGAACCACGGATGCCATCACGTCTATGTTCTTCTTAAAAACATCGAAAGATTGCTTATCAGTGTCGAACATATTCTTAAGAACCTTTCGAGCGGATTCAGGGGAGGCAACATTAATATCTCCTGCGGCTCGCATGGCCTTACGATACACGGTTCCATTCGCACCAAGCGTCTTGCCATAAAGACCTTCATACCGATCTTTGTCGTGCTTGTTGACGAAGCCATAAAACGCCCTATTGGTCGGTTCCGATCCGTTGTTCGTCAAACGACCGATCTCACTTCCCTTTTCGAATACCCGATCGGTGACTTTATCGTAATGCTTGTACGCAACATAGGCCGCTGCGGATGCTAAAGCAATACCTCCGGCAACCTTAAGGATTGTTTCTGTCTTAGCTCGATTATAAGCTTTGATCTCGGCCTCGTCCTTGGCGAACCCTTGATCGATGTATTTCTTTTCGAGATCCTGCTGACGCTTTGACTTTTTCTTCTGGTTTTCAAGTTTCAGTCGAGTCTTTGCATCTTCGAACTCTCGGCGAGAGTATTCGGCTTTAACCATGTTCGATGTCGTGGAATGCTTTTTGGCGGTCTTTCGATCAGACAGCATCTTATCGCTTCTTACCGAGCGAGGTAAGCGATCCATCTTCGTTCTGATACCTTCGAACGCCCCACTTCATGCCTTTGACGCCGAAGTGATAAAATTCATCTTCCATTTTATACCTCGCTTTCTTCTGTGTTTCCGGAATACGAACGGAATGCTGCTAAAGCATTATCCATGAGCTCCTGGAGCTGACCAGATTTGTTCAGCGCATCCTTCTTGGCCTGAAGCATAGCCGTCTCGTACCTGATCTTCTCCTCTTCAAGCTTGTTTCGAGTCGAAGCGAGCTTGAGATAATGCACGATGACCTGAGATGAAGCCGTCCCCTCGCGAAGTTGCTGCTCGGCAAGGTTGACGGCGAGCGAAATCATCTGATTCTCGCGTTCCTCCGGATCGGAAGCAGGCGAGAACTGAGGGGAAGACGATCCATCGAGCTTCTTACGTCGCCCCATGAAAAATCGCCTCCAGTTCTGTAATGGTTTCAAAGAGTTCCGATGGGTTTGGTTCTCCAAAAGAGAGCACCGAATGGTTGTCCCTAATATCGAAAGGAGTTTCCTCCGGTTTTAACAACCGCCATGAGCGAGGAATTTTGCTTCGGACCCAAGCGGCGCTCCCATTTGAAGCCCCAAAACACGTGGTCTGGGTAATCGACTTCTCGAAAAATATCCCGTCGGGGAAAAATCGAGGAGTCGGGCGATGCGGGAGGGTGCCGGTTCGTTGCGACCCCTCCCCCTCCATCAAAATAATATGACTCCTTGGCTCAAATCATATTATTTTATCGACGAAGAGCGAGAGATCGCAACGAAATCGGTACTTTTCAGTTGAGTTTTCCCATTGGTGTAGGATCACTCTTCTTAATCTTTGCGTATTGACCGATCACATCGTACTTGATGATCTCGTCCATTGCAAACTCGTACTCACGATCTAGTTCAACATCAGTCATTGCATCAGTGACTGACATGACTCGTGCCAAATAGGAGCATGTGCAATAGTCCATACGCTGATCGTAGTCATACCATTGATCCCAATTGGTCCATGGATTGTATGGATTGTCAATCGTGGTAAGCAGATAGTCCTTGGTACTAGCCATTGTCTGCCACCTTAGTCTTAGTAGTCACATTACGCTTCAGTGTATCTATTGATACGCCAAGCCTATCGGCCACTTCAGCCTGTGTGTAACCACGATTGAGCATGGATCTTGCCCTAGCAATGAGGGACGCCGACATAGTAACACCCTGTTTCGGAGTGGCTAATTGCTTGACTCTGTCGGGATCCGCGTTTTGCAGGATCTGCTGAAGGGTGTTCTTGCTGACAGCCCTATGCTGAACGGCTTCCCATTCCTTATCAGTGATGTCGACCAATTGCTTCTTGGCGCCCACTGCAATACGGGCCTCATTAAGGCACCTGTTGGAAAGCTTTTTCAGATCGTCCTTTTCATATTCTGGATGAGCCGCCTTCTTGGCTTCGTACAAATTGTCCGAAAGAAGCTCGGCTTTTCGTTCCAAAGGAGCGTTCTTAAGAGCCGTATTGAGTTTGGCTTTCAAAGAACTGACCTCTGACGAATATGTTTTCGCAGCTTGGGGATCATACTTGAACGAACCGGAATTCAAATACGATTTTCGGGCTTGGTTTGCTAGGGACTTCAGAGAATTTGCATAGTTAGCATAAACACCTTCCATCGCCGTTCCGGACGAAAGTTCGTAGGCATCCTTGGCAAGGTCCATCTTCACTGTTACCGATTCGGCCGGGACTTTCTTCCAAGAAATAACCTTTCCGTCCTTGTCCTTCTTAGCGGGAACGACCTTCTCTCGACCGGTTTCGACGTAGACTTTCTCACCTGTTTTAGGATCAATCCATCCGCCTTCCTTGGCCGAACGAAGCTTGCGTTCAGGAATGCGTTCGGTAGACGTGGATCTGGAAATAAGAGTGGATGCTCCACCATATTTTCCGTTTCCTCGGCTCTGCCACTTCTGCTTGAGAAGATCGATCTGATTGTCACGTTCGGACTGTTTCCAGTTCAGCTCGTGCTTCTCAGCATCGATGACCACCATCGAATGGCGGACCGCCTTCTCAATATCATCCCAAGGAGCACCCTTGATGGTCATGTCCGTAATAAGGTTGGAGACGATACCCATCTCTCTTCCCTTTTCACGCTTCGTCATGACTCGCATACCTTCATACTTAGGATATGCAGTCTTGGGATCGAAGTTCTTCAGACCTTCAAGAGCGGATCGAGTCTTGACCTCGCCTCGGTTGTTTGGAATAACCAGAACGTTATCGCCATCAAAATCGGCGCCAGAGAGTCGTTCGGCCACCTTGGAATTGATACCGACGCAATCCTTAGATCCGCTAAGAGCCGCCCGGGCTTCCTTGTTGTTATTATTGACCGTGAGCTCAGGAATTTCGAACTTTCCACCATGCGGGAAGCGAATAAGAATCACCTTCTCGCCAGGTCTGAAGTTCGGAGCGTAGATCTCATTGTCCTTCAAGGAAGGGATCGGTAAAATAACCTGAGTCCTCTGACGAGGCATGGCTGCGGCCTTCATATGAATTGCCGCTGAATCACACTCATCGGAAAATGACTTGAGCAGATTGGCTTTGACCACTGGATTCTCCAAAGCCATGATCTCATCGTAGTCTTGCTTACGACGATCAAGGTCGATACCGAGCTGACGCTTGGCCAAGGAAATATCCTGCTTAGATAGCATCTGCGAAGGAAGACTTCGAGACCAATCATCCCAATCGCCTTCGTCATTGACCTTGTTGACCAACGACTGCTTCTTCTTTCCGGTCTTGGGATCATCGTACTCATATTGGCCCTTGATGGGATCGATGGTGGCACCGAATGGATTGCTCCAATCGACATCGCCTTTGGTTCCATCCGGGTTAGTAACTCGTTTGAGCGGCTTCAATACCGAATTATCGCCGGTTCCCTCGATCGGGGTTCCCCGTTTCTTGTTCGTGTTGAATATGATGTCTACACCATCTGGGAACTGATCGGGATCACCGTACATGGCCATACCTTTGAGGTAATGGCTGTTGTCAACGTTGATTCGGACCTGCGCGTAATGTGAACCGCCAAGTTCGAGATCTGCCGCTCCCGGACGAATAAGCATAACGCCATCACGTTCGGTTCCTCCGTCCTCGGCGTACACAACACCAAGACGCTTAGAATCGAGGGATGCCGGCTTCTTGATTCCAACGCCACCTTCGTGAGGCTCGTCGAGGGACATACCGATGTTCTTGATCTTATTTCGGTCATTGACCAGATCTCGAACAGTCACACCAGGAGCGGCAAGGACCTTGACCGTGGTGTGATTCGGACCACCCATCTTGGTGTAAATATAATGGGTGGTGTAGCCTTCCTCCTCAAGCATGGCCACGGCAACCTTGAGTTTGTCCTGAGAATATCCAAGATATTGCTCAACGCCTTTGCCGATGTCGACGGCTCCATCCTTACCAATGGTCTCTTTGAGATTATTGGCGATGATGGTCGAAGCATTGGCTCGAGCGCGACTCGAAGGATTGAGAAGGGACCGAACCGTGGATTCGTTCACACCCATGATCTCGCCGATCTTGGTGTTGGAATATCCCTTCTGCTTCAGCTCGTAGGCGCGATGCTGACGCTGAGCAAGCTGCTCGTTATAGGCAATGGTCCTACGAGCACGAAGCTTCGTTGTAGTGATTCCCATGGAATCGGCGATCTCTTTCTCGGTGAGACCGGAATTCTTGAGATCTGAATATCGCTTGTAGAAGTCCTCGTGCTGGTAAGGGTCCTCACCAGATCCATAAGGGTACCTTCCGGAACGGCGCTTGACGCCGATGTGGGACAACGAGTTAGACTCGTCTTCCATCAACACGACCATGACGTTGCCTTTCCTGAAAATATCATCACCACTGCTCCGATTCCTCGGCACGCAGTTTGTTGATCAGTTGATCAAAGTGCTGGATTCGATCCATGATGTGGGCGATCTCATCCGGGCTGACCTCTTCGTAAATATCAGCGTTCGGTCCAAGCTTGATGTACTTAGGATCGGCGTTGGTGGCGATCTTGATGTGATCGTTCTGATAGAGACGAAGGTCGAACTGAAGGTTCATCGGCTTGACTTTGTATTCAAGACAGAACAGCGAAGCGTAAATATAAAGCTGATCGAAGTGCTTGACTTCGCCGCTTCCGGTCTTGAGGTCGAAAATGCGCAACAGCTTCTTCTTGTCGTCGTATCCGATGAGGTCTGCGGTGCCGAAACAGTTCGGCGAGAAATATAACACCACTTCGGGCGACATGCGATAATGCAAGCCATCATTGACGAAGTCGTTCAACGTCAGATGGGTCTTCGGCAGAGCCACACGATGTTTGTTAAGATCGGCAGCAAGAGCATGCAGCTCGGTTCCGCGTTGTGCCGCAAGGGACGATCGGAACATATCGGCCATATGATCGTCATCGTAACGGAGCCATGAATGCTTGCTGGCTCCCATGAAGGCATGAAGGCCCTCAAGATTGTGATGATCATTGAAATGCATCATGATGCAACCTCCGTGGAAATATGGGACTTGGTCATGTGCTGTTGAAGCTTGTCGAGAATATATTCCTCGTTCTCGGGATAGATGAACGCCGCAAACGAGTCGGCATTCATCTGAGCCACGTAGTCATCCTGATTCGGCTGATGCTTAGCGTCAACACTCTTCTTGACCTCAAGGGCGGCCCATCGATCCTTATACAAAACGAGAAGATCGGGGATTCCCTGAATATAGTTGGGATCGTTCTTCAGCACACGCGATCCTGGAAGACGTTTGCTGATCTCCTTAATGACCTTTCGTTGGAAGTCGCGTTCCAGACTCATGATTCTCCTTTCGACAGAGAAAAATAAGAGCGGGGAATCGATCGCCCTAGAAAAGATTGCTGAGAAAATAAGGCAAACTCTTCCCCACTCTTACCTCTTTGTGCGATGTTTTTGTCGCGAGGGCGAACCTACTCGACATAGGTCGGTTCCGGTACGGTATCGACATGCTCGAGATGCCATCCATACCAGAATCCGTCAGGCTGCTTGAGCGCGTTGTAGATCTCCTGATCCTTGCATCCGTAATAGAAGGTCATATGGGTCACGCTGGGAAATATAAGATCCTTCTCGATGACGCGGACCGGTTTGTAGGCTTTGATGTTGCGGGCGTCGTTCCAGCAAATATGCATGCCTCGGCATACGCCGTGGTTTCTTGGATGGGCAAGCGCCTTCAGAACATCGTCGACGCTCGTTTCGAGGAAGACGGCCACCCGTTCTGGAGACGGATGGATCTCGTTGAGTTCATAAATATAAACTTCTTGGTTCTTGTCATGATGTGACATGTGTTGTTCCTTTCTAAAAGTATGCAGGTATCAGGCCGCTGCATACTTTTGTCGCGCGTTTTCTCCGCCAGCGTTTTTATATATTATTACTCTCTTTTTTTTTTTTTAATAATAAAGAAATAAAAAAAAACGCGCGAAAGTATGCAGGCACCCCGAAAACCCAATGATTCCAAGGCCTCAGGGTACATTGACCCTCAAAAAAGTATGCAGGTTTTTCTGCATACTTTTGGGGAAAACCTGCATAGTTTATACCAAAAGTATGCAGGTTCGGACCTGCATAGTTTTTAAAAAAGTATGCAGGTTTGGGGGCATTGACCCTCAAAAAAGTATGCAGGTTTGGGGGCATTGACCCTCAAAAAAGTGTGCAGGCGGCCTTCCTTCCTGCGCACTTTTGCCTTGTCGTCATGCCCGAAATACCGCAATATCGTATGCCAACGGGATCTTATAGACCTTTCTGCATGTCCGACAATAGAGTAGATGAAGGCGTTGGACACGTGAATATGCGGCCATCCGCTCTCCCTTTCTGCGCAAAGCAGCCGTGATCTCCCACGAATGATAGTGCTCGCACGGCATGATCGACCTAATTTGAATCATCGCGCTTGGCGGAATCTGAACCAGATGTTCGAAATACGCCCGCACAAGACCTCGCTTCTGGCACCGTATGCAATACGTTCCGAGATCGAAAGGAACCTCATTGCCATAAAAATCAAACAATGGCCTCCCCGATGTCTCGATCTGAACCGCAATCGGAACCTCCGAATCACAGTTACATGGGCTCATTCGTCTCGCCAGATCATAGACGTCGATCCTATCCGGATCGCCACCATCCATCACATAGGTCATCCTAATCCTCCTTTCCGGAAATATCCTTCGAAGCGAACGTCCGCTCGTTGAAGGTTTCCTTGTTCGCAAGAGCCCTCAGGATCGCCGAATCGATCGGGGCGAAGCTTCGCAGAATATAATAGTTGAGTTCCTTGAACGGCGAGTTGATCCTGTCGATGCGACCCGCCGCCTGCTCCATGATCCGATACGAGTAGTTGAGCGAATAGAACAGCATGGTGTCGGTCTGCGTGCAGTTCCACCCTGCGGCCCCGGATCCGTAGTTCACCAGATAGATCCAATCTCCATCCTGCGGAATATCGTCGTGACGATGCCCGTTGTACTGATACACCGGTATGCCAGTCCGCCTCCGCAGGCTCAGTAGCTCCTCCAATTCGAAATCGTAGTTGTAGAATATCACGATCTTCGGATGATGGATGCAGATATCCATCGTCTCCTTGATCCTGCTCGGATCCGAGTTCACCAGTTTCCTCTGGGCGAAGCAGTATTGCGATACGTTCTTGAGCGGCTCCCCCGTCCACGGATCCTTCCGTTCCCTTCTCAGGGTCTTCAGGGCCTGTTTGTCGTGATCCACGACGATTTGGTAGACGGGATTGCGACTGGGACCACGGTCCTTCGGACGCTTCATCGGGATCATGATCCGTCGTTTGAGCTTCTCCAGAATATCAGTATGCCTCCAGTCGTTGACCTTCGGATACTTCGCCCATCGGTCATACACAGCGTGCATGGTCATGAATTGGGTCTTGTTCTTGTAGAACCCATTCGCCACGAATATGGGAATGAGATCCTCGTATGAATCCGCAGGGGTCGCCGACAGCAGGATCCATTGATTGCCTTGCGCTTTGGCGATATGGATGAATTCCTTGCTCCAGACCCCGGTTCCGGTCGCATGCTGCTCATCGAATATGATCACGCCATGGAAATCGTGATAGGCCTTGATGCGCTGCCAGCTATCCACGGTGATCTCCACTCCCGACGGCTTGTTCGTACCGATATGCAGGCCGAATTTGATGAGATCCTCGCCCCATTCGGCCTTATCGCGCTTCTTCGCCTCGGTGATGATGAGCAGGTCGGGCGAACCTTTGAGCGGCATGAGCGTCCTGCCGCTATCGGACTCGCCCGAACGGGTCCGGCAGCACGTCCGAAGCCACCACATGATGGCCACAATGGACTTGCCGGACCCGACCTCGCCGACCAGAACGTTTCCGGATCGCAGTTGGCTCAGCGCCCGTTCCTGAAACGGTTCCAGAGTGACGGCCATTACTTACTTACCTCCTCGGAGGATTTGAGGAGGTTGGCGAATATGCCTTCTTCTCCTCCTTGTTGATATGCTCACCGACGTAGTAATACTCATGGGTTATCCGCATATCGCAGAGATAAGGCCTCGGATCGTCTTTCTCGAAATATCGCTCCAGATACTTCGTCAGTACGTCAAGCTCATCTTGATCGAAGTCCCATGATGTATGCCAGTAGAAGATATGATCACCATCACTGTCGTGACGGAGCTCATTTCCATCGTAAAATCGTGATCCGAGAAATCCGTTGATCCACCCTTCCATGGCGATCGAGGCATCCGGACTCAATTTGCTGCTAACGGCGATGCCGACAGATACTTCATTATTTGCGATCATGATTCATCCTTTTCTTGTATGTTTTCCGGTTTCAAGTTTGGCATTGTGATGCCGAATATGATTCGATAATGGCAGTTGGGACACACTTTATAGTTTGATTCGATACGGCCATTGCAGTTGCCGCAGCACAGCCAGTCGCCAGGAGCAGTAGAACAGCAATTAAGATTTCAATCATCATTCCTCCTTAAATATCCAACGCGGTCTCGTCTTGCGGCGGATTGTCATAACGGTACGTGAACCCGAGATAGGTTGAGGATCCCGTACCATTAATGGCATTCCTGATTCGCTGGGCTACGTTCTCCACACGTCCGTTGCTATGCCCGTGTTCGACAAGCCATCGCGCGCAGTCGGCGGTTGTCGGGAATGTCAGGTCGAGTTCGTTGATCACGGTCCGATTCTCGGTGCGAAGCGTCGGCTCGACCACACGGAACATTCTGGCGAAGTTGTCGTTGCTGAGAATGCTATCCACGGCACCGAGTAGCTCCGGCTTGACCATCCTGGCGTATTCGCGCAGCCAGAGGTTGTAGTACTGGGCGTATGGACGCTCGGGCTGATGCTTGCCGTGGATGCTCTCGATGTCGCGTATTGCCTGGACACTGATGCCCATCATCTCTCGACAGCGATACTGCGTAAGACCGAGCAGTGTTCGCGCGGCTCGGAATTGATCAGGCGTTGGCATAATTAATCCACTTTCATATAGAGAAGAATCGAGATCCACATCCTCGACCCTCGTGCGAATATAATTCCGTTCTCCGCATTCCGGACAGATGGCCGTGTAATTGACCCATCCGTCCCTGACAATAGGCATAGTTGTCTTAAGCACGCAGAGACATTGGCAATCGACGAATTTCCGTAGTGCGTATTGCCAGATGGTTGGCGCAGATCTTACATTTCGAGTGCATCGATGCTCCGTCAAAATCGACATGATTGTCAGGAACATGATAGTCCATGACATTGTGTATGAAATCTCGCATCGGCGATTCATTCCATCCGCGCTGAATGAAACATAACAGACAAAAGAACATCAATCCGATTACCAGAATCAGGATGATTAACAATATATTTTTTAAAAAACATGCTTACCTCCGAATATGTCGGCCTTGTAGATTCTGAATGCGCCGATTTTCGGCCCTGTGAGCCATTTTAAGGGCCCGTAGAGCGGCGAACACGATCGAAACGATTAAAACTATGGGTATGACCAGAAGGGCCGAGAAAACGGCGATTATGGCGTCAATGAGACAGATCATCCGAACGCCTCTTTCTGGTCGTTTTGGTCTGAATATGGAACTTCGGGTCTTCCCTGACTGGTGTCCGATCCGATCCCTTCATGCAGTTCTGACATACCGCATTGACATAGATGTTTCGTCCATCACTCCACGCATGAGTCGTATCGATCCAAATATACGGATCATGATCAGACTCACAATGAAGCTTGTGCTCGTCATGCAGTTCTTGTTTGATGGTGTCGAAGTCCGCGTCATGGATTTCCATCATCGGACCTGCGGAAATATGATTGTCGGTCATCATTTACTCCTTTGGTTCTGTCTTGACGTGGATCCACGTCAATCCTTTGTCGATCCATGCTGGAATATGGAACAGCCAACAGAGGAACTCGACGATACAGAGCACTACGAACGTTCCTCCGATGACGAGAAGGACTGTTCTTGCGGGTTGGTCCCATTCGCCGACGAATACGCAGTATGATCCCATGGTGAGGACTCCTCCAACAAAGTTGAGTAGTAGATATACCGGCATCATACCCCAGTTAATCTCGTCCATGTTCGCCCTCCTGTTCAAAAGTCCATGGCTTGCGATTGTCCATTTGTCGATACTCATTCCTGGAAATATCGAAGTGCGTCGATCGATTGCATCGACAGCACATCACTTCACATTCATGATGATCCGGTGTGATCTCCCATGCATCGGTGACGAGCAGCGATGCTCTTGGATGGCATCTAAGATATCGTCTGGCCCGATCGAATACGCTTGTTGGTGCCATAATGTGCTCCTAAAAATAAGAGGGCATGACCGACACGCGATGGTGCCGCCCATGCCCTATGATGGAAATATGGTTTACTCGATGGACTTCAGGTCCGCATCGACCTTCTGGAAGGTCATGGTATTGAGGGCCGTATCCGGTTCGTCATTATCGTAGAACTCGTCCTCGAACGGATCCTCATGCTTGGTTGCGATGAGCATCTGCAAATATGCGGTGTTGTGATCCGACATCTTACCGCGGTATGCGGAAAACGACAGATTGATGTTCTCGATGTCGGCCCAGTCCAGAATATCAACCGGGCTGAGGTCGACCTCCTCGCCCTGCACCACGGCCTTCCTATGTTCGGCCCACAGGCGCTTGTTGCCGTATTGGGTCTTGAACAGGATCTTCGGATTCCTCGTATCGGCCGGATCGTCCTTGAATTTTACGTTGACCTTGAGCAGGAGCTGGGGATCAGCGTCGATCTTCTCACGCATGCGGGGACGGAATCCCTCGTCGGTAAGGAAATCGAATTCGTCCTGAGTCAGCTCAATGTTGAAGTTGCGATTGCCCTCGTCGTTGAACTGACCTCCGTTGCCGGCGAAATTCGGATAGATGAGTTTCGCCTCACGAATGCGGTACGATACACGACCACGGGAATCCACATACTTTTCGACTGCCATTGCTTTGTTCCTTTCGTTAGTTTGGTTGAAAATATCAGTTGTTATAAATAGTCACCCGTTCAACAAATGGACGGTTGTCGGTCATTCGGCCTCGAGCGATGTTCTTTTTGTTACACCGATCGATGGCCGAGGTGATTTCATTATCGGTGATGCCCGAGTACTTGTAGAAGTTCGCCAGCGTCTGGAGGACGTCGACGAATTCGTCGAGCATGTGCTCACGCGTATCATGCTGTGACGCTACCATCAGCTCGGCGGCCTCCTCAAGGATTTTTTTGGCCAGCTTCTTGCCGTCTTGGAGTTCACCGTCGTTGAAGGTCTCCAT